ATGCCCAAAGGCGATCTTGAGGCGGGGGTCAAGAGGGTGCTGGTGCGTTGGGATGTGGATGTCCGTTCGGTTAAGTGCGACGGAGATCTACCGGCGAAGGTCGGTGAGGAACAGACCTGTTGGGCTCGAATGAACGACAACTCGAATCTGAAGATGGTCGGCATCACTACCAAGGTCGACGGAGAAGACATCAAGTACGACGTAGAGGTGGACGGCAAAGCCGCGCAAAAGGCCCACAAGGTCCGGTAGATATCTCCATCACGGTTCGCCCGGTGGCTTGTTTGTTGGCCAGAGGATGTACTCCTCGCCGTGGTCGTTGACGGCGGCACGGATAGTGCCGTTGGACCGATAGAACGTCACGCGGATCTCGTCAGTGACCCACACTTCCCCCACTCGCATCCCGTCTATCAAGCCGAGGTACATCGTCCGTGAAGTCGTCCGGTGTTCGGTGCCCTGGTACGTGATCACAGCCGTGACGGGATTCTGATCCCCTTCGATGTGCAGCTTCATGGCCGCACGATACGACCGAGGTCCGACACCCCAGAAACGCAAAAAAGAACCCCCGAGCCAGTCCGAAGACTGACCCGAGGGTGATTACCTGCAAGCCATGACCGTGGGGGCTATTTCCTGGTGGCTACGTCAACGATCGTCATGATGATCCATATCGGAGCCCAGAGACCGCATGTGATGAGCGTCAGGATCAGGTGCAGCAGATGGTTGACCCGGACTTCAGGCCGAACAACGATTACCGGGGCCGGTCCGAACGCCGGCATCGGAGGTGGAGCGGCGTGAGCCGTCCACTGTCCGCCGTCGAAATACCGCTGTCCCCCGCTACCGTTCGGGTCCGGATACCAACCTGGCCGGCTCATTTACTCCCCCGCTCTCGCACCCGAGGCTCCCGCCGCTGTGCTTCCTCTTCCCTTGCGGCCTCAAGCGCCAACCGGAGATTGGCTGGACATGAATGTCCCGATACCGGCATGTTTCGTTACTCCGTATCTAGATCTCTGTGACTGGTCTCCAGTATGTCCCACCAAGGGACTTCAAGATCACGGAACTCCACCGCGAGGTCAAAGACCTTCGCCCATGCTTCTCCGTACATCTCGGCCTTCTGTTTGATCGATTCGATCAGTGGTGCCTCGCGTGCCTCGCACAGCTCGGAGAAGCTCGGGAGTCCGAGCACAGACCGCAGCGTCAACTCCGCCAGCGCGGCCCTGTCTGCGAGCCTGTCGGGGGTAACCACCTCGGAGACGCCCGAGGCGTCGATCAGCTTTTCGCAGCCGTAGCAGGGCTCTCTGGTGATGTAGAGGGTTGCTCCGACAAGATCTTCCCGATCACAGTAGAGAAGCGCGTTGGCCTCCGCATGTATTGCAACACAACGTCCGGGTCCATCGTCGTAAGAAGTTTCTCCAGGTACGACACTTGCGACTCTTCGAGGACAACTCCCGCATCCCGGCATACCCGCAGGAGATCCGTTATATCCGGTCCCTCGGATGCGTCGGTCTTTGACGACGACTGCTCCGACTTTGCTTCTGTCACAATCACTCCGCTCTGCAACTGCTGTGGCGATGTTGAGGAAGTACCCGTCCCAACTCGGTCTCACCAACCGGTGTATCCGTACATCTGAGCGACCTTGATGATCACGATCCCGCTAGCAACGCCGAACCAGTACACAGACCACTTACTCACCACTTCACCACGCTTTCCCCATTTCGCTTGATATCCAACGTCGTTCCGTCTGTGAACGTCACAGTTCGACTGCCGTCCTCGGAAACTACGAACCACGGAGCTGTCGCGGTGAACGTGTAGACGTGCGTGCGAGGGTCTACCCAGTTCGCGGTGTCATCGTTGATCTCAGGCGAGAACCAGTCCCGCCAAGACGCCAACCCCATGACCTTCTCCAGCACCCAGATAACAGGGCGCATATGCCATTTCGGATCAGTGATCACAGATACACGCCTGCCGAGTCAGCTCGACGGTACTCCCACGGATCTTCCTCCAGGAACCGAGGCTCAGGGTCTCGCGATCCCGCTTCGCACCTGCAACCCCACTCAGTCATGACCCACACGTCGCCGTGTTCCAATTGCAGCTCATAGAGTTTCGCGATCAGCTCTGAGAGCTTCACAGGTGGCCCGCCAGTACATCCTGGTACATCCACGGCGGAGTCTCCTGTGGCACAACGGAGTCAGTGCGTACAACCACATACGCCTTACCGTGCACCATGGTATCAACCCAGATCGCGTCCAACTCGTGGATCTCACGAACTGGTTGGCCCTGAATTGACTCCGGCTGTGCGGGATTCGGCTTCTGGAAGATCTTCTTCAGAAATTCAAACATGTTGTCCTTAGTGGTAAAAGTAGTAGTCGTCATACTTGTCGGGGTACGCATCACCGCGTTGGTACTCCTCGGGCACATAGCCTTCCGCCCTTGCCGGCTTACGCAGTCCAATCGACTTCGCATATGTCCGCTTGGGCTTAGGGGCCGGTAACGGCGCCTCCACGAGGTCCATGCTCAGCTTCAATCGGCTGCCGGTCTTCACCACAAACGGCGAGTCGTAGTAGCTCAGGGTGTCGTAGTCAGCTGCCAGCTGCGGGCGCTGAACCGAGAACCTCGTGCCGTGCAGCCAGAGGTATATCTCACTTCCCGAAACCACTTCCAGATCAAGCCAGCTTCTCGCCCGAGTCACTCCCCACGTTCCAACTTCAACTGGGAAACTAGATCTTCCAGATCACGGACCTCGCCGATCAGGTCGGCAATGCGGACCTCTTGGTTGTCACGTTCCTCGTCCAGCCGGTCAGACTCGTCTACCGCATCGTGAAGACGCCGAACCAGATCCGGGAAGCATCCGTGAACGGCGGTGATGAACTCAGCGTCCTCTTCGCTATCGACGCTTCCTACGAACGTGCGATCCTCTTCGGAGGGCACGGCGAATATATTGAACACCCGCACATCGAGAACGGGATCAAGCTCCTCCTCGTACATCCAGTAACTGTCTTCTGCATCAGTCGTTTTCGTGAACCGCTGGTACAGCAGATCGAAGAACTCTCTGTCTTCCATACTTAGCCCTCTCCTCCCGATGGGATCGCCTGAGCCTCTGTCCGGATGACGACCCAGTGTTCCGCGTCAAACTCCATGTGACCGAACTTGATCGGCATCTTCTGGCCATCGACCTCTACCGGATCGATCACCTCGTACTGGAACGTCGCGGTCAGCACCGCCGCTACCTTCGGGCTGCTAAGTGCCGATGTCACCAAGATCTCCGCAATGAGTTTCCATTGGCGGTCTGGTGTCAACTTCTCCCAGTACTTCCTCCGAATGGGCTGAATCAACGCCCACTTCTTCGCTTCTCTCAGCATCAGGAATCGATCTTTCGAACGTTCATCCAATCCCCACGGTTGAACACCGCATCGGTGCCGACGTGAAGACGTCCTCCGTCGTCCACTTCATAAGATTCTGAATCGAATCCGTAATTGCAGAACGCTGTCGTGACTTCCAATGTCATTAGATCTTCCTTTCGTACAATGTCAAGTGGTCAACAGGTAAGGGTCCGTGCAGGTTCCGCGGTCCGCCTCCTTGAGGTACAGCGAGCCCCACGAACGTCCACCGACCTCCGGATCGGTTCCGATCATCACCGGACCCATCTGTTCGGCCATGGTGTCCCCAACCGCAGACGACAGGGCCTGGGCCTCTGCCTTCGGCAGCGACAACAGAACCTCGTCGTGGATCGGGAGACGTAGGTAGTTCGTGTATCCCTGCTCGTGCAGACGAACCAACGCCTTACCGGTCACGTCCCGAGACGTCGACTGCACCAGGTAGTTCAACGCCGAGTACGCACGCGATTGATCAACCGGCAAGCGCCGGCCAGTCGGTGTTGTGATGTACCCGCGCTGCGCGGCCTCTGCCGCTATCCGCTTCGACAGCTGATCTACCTTGGGGTACGTGACGGCGAACGCATCGAGAACCATCTTCGCTGTCTCTACCGAGATCTCGGCCTGCTCAGCGAGGGCCTTCGGCCCACCGCCGTAGACGGTGAGGAAGTTGGCCATCTTGCCGACCTTGCGATCCACACCCGCTGCGTCTGCGGTGAGCTGGTGAAGGTCGTCGCCGTTGGCGAACGCCTCCAGCATCGTCTTGTCTCCGGACAACGCGGCCAGTACGCGAAGCTCCTGCGTCTGATAGTCCACAGAGGACATCAGCTCCCCCTCGTCAGCGAGGAAGCAACGCCGGATCATCCAATCCCCAGAGGGGAGTGTCTGGGCAGGAATGCCGGTTATCGACATACGAGCAGTACGGGCCTGTAGCGGGTTGACGTGAGCGTGGCATCGGTCCTGCGAGTCTCGCTCGGTCAGGAACTTCTCCACCCAGGTCTTACGCCACTTGCCAGCCTTCTTCGCCTCTACGATCGCCTGAGCTAGCGGATCACCCTTGTCCACGAGTTCCTTCAGCAGAACCTTGTCGACCTTCAGGTTCCCGGTAGGCGTCCTGCCCTTGATCTTCACGCCACGGGCCGTCAGAGCCTCCGCGACCTGGATAGGTGAGTTCACGTTCTCCAGGCCATGCTTGGCCGCTGTCTCCTTCCAGGCTTCCTCCTCGCCCATCAGGCGGGCAGAGAGCTGCTCGGAGTACTCCACGTCCAGCAGGAACCCTGTGCGCTCCATGTAGGAGCAGATCTCGGCGAGCTTGTGCTCGTACGGGACCAGATCCTTGGAGCTCTTAGGAACCAGCTTGCCCAGCTTCTGCAATAGCCGTGCGGCCAGGATCGGGTCCATCCCCGAATACAGTTCGTAGTCAGGGTCATCCAACGGAATGATCGACCAGATCTTGGCCTTGGTCGTCTTGTGCTTCTTGGCCAGGGCCGTCATCGAGCCCTTGACCGTCTCCGCTACCTCCGGGTCGATGTAGTGCTTGGTCAGCTCTTCCAGAGAGTGACCGAATCCACCTTCCTTGAGCCCCCTGGGATCTACCAGGTGAGCCAGGATCTTGGTATCGGTCACCTTGGGCCACAACGACTCCATCGGGACGCCGAGTGTCTGCTCGAAGACCTGAAGGTCGAATGAAGCGTTCTGTAATACGAACTTCTTCACAGCCCCCAAGGCCACACGAACGTCATCCCGGAACCGCTCTCCCAGCTCAACCGGAACCACGAAAGACTCAGTAGGAGTACCGAACTGCACTAGCCGACAACGGAAGTCGTCTTGGTAGATGTTCAGCCCGGTAGTCTCCGAGTCAAGACCGAGGAACGCCAGGTTCGCCCGGATGAAGTCCCGGAATCCTTCGAGATCGTCTTCTGTCTCTACGACGTTGATCACGACCGGATCGCCGGCCACCTTATGTCGGTACTCCCTCATAGAGTCCTAGTCGTCCAGCCCAAGGCGATCGATAAACTCCTCCGCAACCTCGCAAGCTCGATTGAGGAAGCTCTTCAATGGCTCCGGATAGTCCTCGGGATCGCCGTACTTGTCAGCGGCCTCGACACTCGCAGCCTTAACGCCCAGAAGTACAGCAAGAGAGGCTAATTCGGCCTCACACTCTGCAATGGTTTCGAGTAGAGTCATTCGCCACCCGCCAGATCCTCGCCCAACGTCTCAATCTCTTCGATGAACGAACGAAGCTCCGGTGCAAGCGCTTCCAAATCGCCGCCGACCGAGTCATAGAGCTTCTGGCCAACGTGGACCCAAGCTGTCCCGAGGGCGATCAGATCCCCCACAGGGCACGCCAGCGCCTCTTTGTAGCTGTCTTCGTATTCTTCGTTCACGCTGCTAGTCCTTTCGGGATGTCGTCGTTCTCGATGAGAACCTTGAACACTTGGTTGGCTCGTGGGATGTAGACGATGACACCCTCCGGATTCATGAACCCAGGCGCAGCCTTCGAGCCCACCTCGGACAGCTCCTGCACAGCCTTTGCGATGTAGTGCGTATCGAGCTGGTACTGGAACAGGACCGGGACCACCCCAAGCCCAGGCACCGCGAACTCTTCATCTGCCCACCGACCGGTGTTGAAGAGACTGAATCGCTTCTCTCCGTTGACAAGTCCGTATCCGCTCTGGATGCCAGATCCCCACCACTCGCCGTAGTGATAGCCGGTGCCCAGGTCGTGAAGCAACTGACCTTGGTTCTCGTCAACCCACCGGGCAAAGCCGTAGTTGTCATTCTCCTTGGTTATCAGCCGGTTACGGGACTGTGCCCCAACCTCTCCGTCCTCGGTAATGATGATGCAGGCGTTAGTTCCGTCGATCTTTTCGGTGATGACCATTGACGCCCCGTTGAGTCGCGGGGTTTTAGGCCACGGTTTGAACTCGAATGTCACGCAGCGTCCTCAAGACGCTCAATCACACTGTCGAACAACGCGAGAACATCAGCCTCTGTATGTCCGTCGTTGTACCCGTGAACGATGTCGTAATCGACCTCACCAGCGTCCAGCCAGTCGTAGTAATCCTCTTCGGTCGCATAGATATGCGCGGCCAACGCATTCGCGGCATCCTTGGCGACGCCGTCTTCTACGAATGGGGCGTAGCTCTCAACTTCCATACGCTCCTCGTGCCCACTTGCCACCCCGATAGCGCCGAGCGCACAAACACAGCCGTCCGAGTTCTTCAGATCGCCAGCGGTCCAGCCGTACTCAGCGATAACCTCTTTGGACTTCTTCAGGATCTCGATGACGTTGCTCATGCAGCCGCCTTACGAGTTTCGATGGCACGGTCGATCAGATCGAACACGTCCTCATCGGTAGTCGTAGGGGCGTCGTTGAACTCGTACAGCCCCGAAGACACTAATGATCTCTGCCGCTCTGCGGGAAGTTCCGCGTTGATTGCACGGGCTACCTCGCGGGCAGCTCCGGGGTTGTACACCTGATCTTCAGGGTCGAAATCTGCGCCATCGTAGAACGGATAGAACGAGGGATACTTCACGAATTCGTCCCCGAGCACGGCAATTCCGGCCGCGCCCAGCAGGCAGACCTCGCAAGTATCCGAGTCGATGAACCTTCGCGTGGTGCGCCCCCGCGCCGCCAAGACCTCACGAGTCTTCTGAAGCTGTTCCAGCACAACATCAGTCGGGAAATGCTCATCAACGTAAGCCTGCAACTCATCGCGTTCCGCAGTGGCATCCGCGATCCGATTCTCACTGGCCTCCAAGTTGCCTCGGATGTACTTCAAGTCTGACTCGACCCATTCGATCGTGTCGTTCAACGCATCGACGCGAATCTCGATCAGTTCCTTCACCTTGTTACTCATTGCACTCCTTTGTGGTATTGGCGGCGCACGATGCGAGAGATCGTCGCCGGGTTAACGTCAAATGAATAGGCCAGATCCTTTTGTTTCCAGCCTTTTCGGTACATGTCGCGAATTTCCCGGACGTCTGATCCGGTCAGCTTGCGCCGATTGGGCCTGAGCACCGGAGAGCCGACCGCTACCTTGGTCGCTTCGGTGATCGGCGCTAGAAGTCCCTCAATCTCTTTGAACATGGCCATAAGTCGAGACATGGGATCAGTTGTCACGGCTTTCCTTTCGACTAGGCGGAGCCCCGAAGGGCTCCCACCCGTCCAATGTCAAGTAACAGACCTACTTGAGCAGTTCCTTGGGAAGCCAGACGACTTCCTTGCCCGAGCCCTCCGGTGGGAACCACGCATGCCACGCGTTGCCGTTCTTCGAACCCGAGCCGTACTCGTAGCTGCTGTCCGGGGCCGCAGGTGTGCCGGGAGGCGGCTGCTTGGAAGCCTTGGGCTGGCCACTACGACCACCGCCACCACCTCGGTTACCGCCCCCACCGCCGTTGCCACCCTTGGAAGGTTCACCTCCACGGAACACCTTGGCGACGTTCTTCGTCTTGTCCAGCAGGGCCTTGAAGCCCGCAATGTCGTCCAGGATGGCGTTGGCCTCTTCGACCGAACCGGCGTGGACAACGACCCACGACGCATCGAAGCCAGCCGCCTCTTTGAACGTCAGGACGATCTTGTCGTTCTTCTCAGACACGACCGGACGTGCCTTGGTCTCCGGAGCGGGTGCGTTCCACACACTCTCTGAAGCCGGTGGGGCTTGAGCCTCGTCCGGAACGGTCGCCTCTGCCGCTGCTGCCGCCCACGGATCATCGGTGGTTGTCAATTGCTACCTTTCATTTGATGGGGCATGCCCCGTTAGCGCAGTCCTCGTCAACACCGTCAGAGACGGTCTTGGCAAGAGACGCTTCGTATTCCGCCTTAGAGATCCGCTCGTAAGGCGCTTGTTCGAATGACTTTTCCGGGAAGATCGTGGAGCCCTTGATCAACCCCGAGAACTTGACCAGCTGTGCCGCAACGTCTTCCGACGTATAGGCATCCGGGTCCACGTTGGCCGTGAAGCTGACCGCGTTGTCAGCCCAGCACGTCTGGTACATCGCCTGGAACGCCAGGAGTTCGTTCAATGTCAAGTCATTCACCGACTCAACGATCTCCTCTGCGTCACGCCCGTACCGATCGACAACCTGTTGCACCAGAGTGTCTTTCGTAGGTATAGACACAACAGTCGTGTTGGCTGCGAACAGATCTGGTCGAACGTCGTAACCGTCTGAGCCGTACTGCATCGCGGTTGCGCGCTGGTCAGGATCGTTCTCCGCGAACCGAATACGACGGATGAAGTACGGAGCGAAGATCGGGTGGATTCCCTCGCTCACTCCCGGCATCTTGGCGATAGTCCCTGTAGGGGCTACCGTCCGCTTCTTCACCGGCACCGGGATACGCAGCTCGTGACAGAAGTCTTCTGCCTCTTCGTCCACGTACATAGCGCAGTCACGCAACAGATTCCGGAAGGACGAGTCCTTCACAGCCTGCGAGTAGCGCCTGTTGGTCAACGCCAGATACGACGCAACGCCCAGATGCCCTACACCGATACGACGGTTCCGGTCTAGCACTTCTCGTGACTTCAGATCGCCGACAGGTGAGAACGTGGCCCGGATAAGGAACCGCGTCATCAGCCGGTGTGCCCGGATCAGGTCCAGCCAGTCCGTCTTGCCGGCGTCCGTGACGAACGCGGCCAGGTTGACGTGACCGAGGTTGCACGGCTCCCACGGTTCGAGAGTGATCTCTCCGCATGGGTTCGTACAGACGACCTCGTTGGGTTCCCCCTCGTTGGACAGGGAGGAGTCCCACATACCCGGCTCACCGTTGCGTACGGCTCCTTGGGAGAGGGTGTGGAGCACGTTACGTGCCGTCAGGATGCGGATCGCATCGCCCCTGGTCGTCTCTGGGCTAATCCTGCCCTGTCGAGCCCAGAACTCGGCGTCCACCTCCACAGAAATGTTCGTGGTCCAGTGAGATCCCGACTCAGCCTTGCAGTTGACGAACTCTGTGATCTGCGGGTCAGCCCAGTGCATCATCGCCATACGTGCAGACCGACGAACACCGCCAGCCACCACACACTGTGCAATGGCGTGATCGATCTCCATGGCCTCGATGCCACTCATCCGGGCGCCAGCTGCCCTGGTCAAGGTGTCCGAGATGTCGCCCAGCATCTTCGCCAGCGGCAACGGCCCCGAGGCAGTCCCTCCAAACGTCTTCAGCTTGGTTCCGGCTGCGCGTACCCGCGACACGTCGTACACCCGGTGAAAGTGGGGATCATCAGTGCGGTAGTAAGTGTCAACCAGGTCGACCAACGAGGAAGCCCAGCCCTCACGAGAATCCTCGATCGGATAGGCATCCGCCCACTCCCAGTTGTACCTCTCGGATAGTGCCCCGGCAGCCTTCAGATCCGCATAGTCCGGGTGGTCTGGGTCGCAGACGATCTCGACCTGCAAGACCTGCTCGATTTTCGGGTAGTCAGCAAGGAATCGGTTGGAGTAGTTCGCACCTACTCCCCCACCTTCCATAAGCCGCATGAACGTGAATTCGAAATGCTCCGAAGGCTTCTCAGTCCAGCCCGACACCCAGCAGTTGAACAAGTGCTGAGCGTTCTTAACGCCCGACGCCCACAGATGCCGACCAGCAGGGAGGATCTTGAACTCGGTCATCAACCGAATGAGATCGTCCCGCTCTCCGGGGAGCTGATACCGATCGTCCACAAGTGCCAAGTTGCCTTCGACCACTCGCTGCACGGTCTCGGACCAGGATTCTCTTGATCCATCAGGCTTAGGCCGCGCGTAGGTTCGGTTATAGACCAGCTCACCTGTTGGCCCCCAATTGATCGGGGCTGTCACTCAGCAAGCTCCCACGACTCCGCTAGTCGCAGGTAGAGACGATTCTTGGACGTCCAGTAAGCCTTTACCTTGATGTGCTCAAATCCATTCCACCACAGTGGAATATCCTCGCCATACACACCCTCGGAGAAGTTGTGCAAGCGCTTCCTTGGCACTTTGACCCACGACTGAGATGGATCTCCAAATGCTTCTGACTTCGTATCCAATAGAGCCGCGTACGTGTCGTAAGCGTCTATGTCTGACTTGTCCGCGAACTTAAACCAGTTCACTCACATATCCTTTCGTGTATCCGCCTCCGCAATACATCTCGCGGTCTTGTTCCGACCAGTTGTCAATGAGCATCGGCTTCTTGTGTGGAAACAGATCAGGTAGCAGCTCACGGCGGTACAGCTCAGAGCCGCCCATGCCGTTGAACGTGCCGTCTAATAGGTGGTGCACTAGTCCTCCTCTTCGTAGGAGAGACGTCCAGATCTGTTGTCCTCCAAGATGTTGTCGATGTTGTTGAGACCGCTGTAGGGATCGACATAGTTGTTACGCTTCACTCCCAGACCTCTTTCTCGGTCGCGTTCGTGCGTAGATGCGACGGAGCTACCGAGTAGTCGGCGTTGTACGTCTCTTTCGAGAGATACTGGGCCGCAGCCGGTGTGATCGATGCGCGAGTTCCAGGGCCGTCCTCACGAGCTGCAAAATTGCGCTTGGCAACCTTGTTCATCTCGTCTGTTAGTCGACCCAGTGCGTCCGACAGCCGCTTCTGTGCGGCCCCCGGTGTCGGTACCGCGTCCTCCGCATACCGCGTATAGATGGCCTCGATGTACTCCACCTTCAGTCCCCCGAGAGCATCGAACAAGTCACAGCCGATCTCGATCTGCCCCTTTTCGAACACAGGGACCGTGAGGATGCGATCCTTCAGTGCACTCTTAACGTCATCTACCGAGTAGTTAAAAGCACCTTTGTAGTAGTCGTAATCGGTGCGCTCTTGGCTCGCGATCTGGTGACCCATCCGAGTAAGGAACCGATACTTGGCCCTCTCCTCGAACCCCTCCACCTTGGCGACAGTGCCCGGTGACTCAAGGAGTTTCAGGTAGATGGCTTGTTCGACGTCGTCAGCTTCGACAACGCCAGGCCATTGATAGGCAACAGATCTCGCTGCCTTTGCAATGACCGGCATTAGCTTCTCAACACTGTCCAATGTCAAGTATCAGACCTCCCAAGTGAATCCGTCGACCGAGAACTTGCCCCCGGTGATTGCAACGGGCTCTGCCTTCACGTGCTTTCCATCTACGGTCAAGATCCCGAATCCCTGCTGCCAGTTAGCGGTTGCACCCTTCAGGTACTGCGCCCTCTTCATGTCCATCAGGTTCCCGACTTCGAGGCCGGTCAACTGAGTGGTCACCTTGCCGCCGTAGCCCCGCGTCTCGTGACTCACGCCAAGACGATGGGTGTGTCCCATAACGACCGACTTGCCGAACTTCCGTGCCGCGCCCAGGGCCGTGTTGCCAGCAATCCTGGATAGTGAGATCCCGCCACGGTGTCCGTGGGTGGAGACCCAACCCGGAGCGATGTCGTAGAACTCAGGGAGCAGCTCGATGCCGAACCCGTCGAAGTCGCACAACGTCTCCATGTTGAAGACCTCGGTATCGCCGAGTGCCGGGGCGTTCTTCTCCAGATACTCCCTAGGTCGCAGATCGTGGTTGCCCTCATGGGCGCCAACATCCCCACCAAACACCGCGCGGAGCGGTGCAAGGATGTTGTCCCGGAAGTACTTAGCGTCTTCTACAACGCTGCCTTCGAACTCCCCACGGGTGCCTTTGTTCCATCGTGACGGCTGTGGGAAATCCAGCTGATCACCGATCAGCACAACCTCGTCAGGTTGGGTGTCTCCGATGTGTCGGATCACCGCTTTGACGGCCTTCCTGTCGTGGAACGGGACTTGCATGTCCGATACCACGCAGATTCGTTTAGTCATTTGCTCCTTTGATGAGCGCGGTCAACTGCCCCCGCGCCTCGTCGTATGCGTTCGCCAGTTCCGAAATCGCCAGCAGATAGCTCTCCCGATTAGGCGGGTAGAAGACCCTGAGATCCACTGTGACGCGAGGGATATAGGCGTTCGGACTAACTCCGCCGAAGGTCTCCGCCGATCGCGTCACGTGGACGCTGTGGCGGCTACTCATCGACTCACAGGACTTCGGTGTACGGCGCGTAGCGTTGTGGGTCCAGTCGATCTGGATCATCCTTCTCCCACGCAACATCGCTGGCTGCCCAGAAGTCTCCGTCACAATCCTTTACGTCAACCCCCTCGGGGATATCCAGGAATGACTGCCACTGCTGGGTCTCCGGAACGACAGATTCCGGAAGCTCTCCCGTCAGCTTCTCTGTCAGACCGGCGTAGCCTCCGATGTCGACGTAAGAGTCCCGGTGGAACCCGCGCTTGGAGCGAGAGACTTTCATCAGGATCATCAAGTTGGCGACATCGTGAGCAGTCACCTCGGTGTCCAGATACGTGGCCCAAAGATCCGCAATCTCACGGAACGAATCCGATGGAGGCCCGTAGGTGTCTTGGCGGTCACCGTTGATGAGCCGCTCTGCCTCTTGGAGAATCGTCTCGCTCACAGTTCACCCTTGCGAACCGCTAGGATCAGAAGCGCCAAGTCCTCCAAGGCATCGACTGCCTCTTCACGATTAGTCACGTAGAAGCCGTTGGTTCCGTCAACCGCGTCCGGATTGACCAACCACTTCTTGAGGCTATGCTCTTCCGCGTTCGCTACTTCTTTATCACCGACAACGAGCGCATATTCGCCCTCACCCAGGGCCACCACTTCAGCTTCGTGGACATGCACGACGACTGTCTTCTCTACGATCTTCTCGCCGATACTCCGAATCACATTGTTGCTCAAAGTGACTCCAGGTTCTCGATGATCTGAGAGAGCACATCCGATGCGACGACCTGGGTCAGTGCATCGATAACATCGGCCTTGGACTCGGCTTCGACGGTCATCAGCGCCTCCCCGCCTGTGATCAACTCGATTCCCACTCGGATCTCGAAATCATCTGGCTCCGGGTCGTAGTCCTCGTCACCTTCGTACACGAAGTCGTGAATCTCATCTATGTTCAATGGTTCTCCTTGTATGTGCTTATCAAGTCGGCCAAGGCATCTGGCCTCAACCCGACGATCGGTGGATGGGTCCACGACAGGACCGCAGGTACGGACTTGATGTCGTGTTCCTTCAGAACATCGGCAGCCCAATCGCTTTCGGACGCGTCATAGATCTCGTACGGAACCCCAGATTTGTCCAGAATCTGCTTCACCCGCTTGCACGGTTGACAGCCGGGCTTAGTGAACAACTGAATCAAGCAATGACCTCAATCGGGCCAGGGAACCACAGCCTGACAAACGCTGCTCGCGGGATGTCCCATTTCACAAGATGATCTCGTGATCCCCGAACACATTCCGAGGCCATCTGGCCGTACTCGTGCTTCATGGTCGTCCCACTTCTATGTAATCCTTCCCTTAAGGGCTTGTGGCCCTTGTGCTCTCACAATCGAGTTCACGTCCTCACCGGGCGGCATCGGGATCACCTTTGATCCCGGTATGGTCTCGGCCACCTTGTCCGCGAACGACATGCCCGCGTCGTCTCCATCGGCGAGAACGAATACATCTCGGTACCCCAGGAACAACTCCCGGAAGTACGGTTGCCACATCTGCGCACCGGGCACTCCCACCGTTGGGATGCCGCAGACCTGCGCTGTGATGGCGTCAATCTCGCCCTCTGTGATGGCGATTCTCGGACTATGCTTGATCAGAGCGATCGTGTTGAACAACCACGGCTGCTCGCCGGAAATCGAACGGTACTTGGGCTTCTCGTCATCAAGACGCCGGAACCGGATCGATACAACGAACCAGCCTTGCTCCTGGTGCCAACGTAAGTACGGGATGGCCAACCATCCCCGGAACATCTCATGCCCAGGGAGTGGATCTTCCACGTACCCCAGCATGAAGCTGTCGATCTCGGCTTGCGCGCTCGGCAGTTTCGTCACCAGACTCCTTGTCGCCAAATACTCTTCGGCGGGACTGCCTGGCAGGCTTAGTCGGTAGCGGTCTGTCGCTGCCTTCAGAAAGCTCTTCTGCGATTCGCTTAGCCTCTGCAAATGTCACCTCCTCTTGCTGTCGAATGATCTTTATGACGTCCCCTTTCACACCGCACACGAAGCAGTGGAATGCGTTGTACTCCATGGAGATAGACGCAGACTTGTTCGTATCGCCGTGAAACGGGCACAGACATGAAACCCACTTACCGCGTTGGGGATTCGGAGGTTTCCAATCTGGGAAGTACCGCTGGATCAGTTGAACGATCGGAGCATCTTCCATATCCCTCCTCGTACAATGTCAAGTAGTCACGCAGCGTTAGTCAGTTCGATGGGCGCTACTCGCCGTCCGATCACGTTGAACGCGGGAGGGCTATCCAGATACGAGGCTCCCCGCAGGAATGCCGCTGGATCGTCTCTCAGATGGCCCACAACGTCCCGGTTGCACGGTCCGCACAGAAGGCCCCGGACAAATCCAGTCTCGTGGTCGTGGTCGACTGAGAGCTTCCTGCGCCCCGTGCCGTTGGCGCGACGGCAGATGTAGCAGCACCGTCCCTGCCACTCGTAGATCCCCCAGTACTCGTCTGCGGTGATCCCGTACGTAGCGATGAGCCGTAGCTCCCAGGCCCTGTCTCGGGTCTTGGACTTACGTGCCCGCTGGTGGGTCACGCACCGATTGCCCGGTACCGGATTGCCGGCGCGGGTAAGCGCAGCCTTGCGCTTCGTCGTGATGCCCTCGGCCACGCAGTCGACGCATTGCTTCGCTGTCATTGCCCCTCTGCGCATGTGTGAGAGTTGACCTCCCCATGGAAGTCCCAAATCGTACGGCCGCCGAACGATGCTGTGATGTATTGACCGCAGTCCGGGCAGATGTCATGGATGACGGTGCGATAGGGATTCCTCACAGCCACGGGTCTCTGAACAGAGACACGAAGGCGCTTAGCACTGCGAGCACTACCCCCGCCACGAACAGCGCAAGGATCGTCATTACGCCGTAAGCGATGACCGAGGCGCAGATGTCCAAGTAGCTCATGGCCTCCACTCGTATGTGAGCTTGAAACCGTTGGCTATGAGGCTTTTCAATATCCGCTCACCCATGTCGTACTGCCAGTCCTCCACCGCGTAGCACATCTCGTTGTCGATGATGTCTAGAGGATCTTTCACTTAGTCATTCCCTTCACCCACAGTCGAGACATCCATTTGACGACCTTCGACGTGTGCTCGGCCATCTTGATTGAGTCCGCAGACACGGGGTTGTCCTGGTACATGTCCAGCTCCACGGTCGCTACCTCGTAGCCGAGGACCTTCACGGACAGCTTCACAGATCGCCCTTCACTACCTCGTTGCCGTCTTCGTCCCAGACGCCGAGTAACAACTCGTCCCCAGCTTCGAACTTGTTGGAGATGTTGGGGCGATCCATGCCCTCTTGGAACGCGATGTCCGCTGCCTCATCCGGATCGTCGGCGTCGATGGTGAACGTCTGCTCGGCGACGAACCCAAGGGTCACTTGGTACTTCACTTGGCATTCCCCCAATCACACGACGGCCCTCCGGAACGGCCATCGTTGGCATTTCCTTCGTAGACGCACAGCACCTTCCGACCGTCCGGAAGGTCCACGTAGTGAGCGTTGACTGCGACTGCCTTAGGGACTGAGACAAGGGTGTCGCCCGGTGCAGTTCCATCGGCACAACCCACGATGCCGAACGCTGCGAACGCAATCGCCAGTCCTGCAATGAGTTTCTTCACTTGACGTTCCCCCAAACCTGCTCCCCAACAGCAAACGACGGGCCAAGGTCGTTGTTAAGTGCGTAGCCGCCATCACGGGAATCGAGCACATGAAGTCCGATGAACTTGCCGGTGGGCTTCTCGACGTAGATCGCCAGATCGCCGTCGCCGTAGTCGTTCACAAACACCTTGGGCGGCTTTGCCTTACGACTCTCTGCAACCTTCCGTAGCTGAGTTGCAGTGGCCCTGAACCTTGTGTTGTCGGCGTCCAAGACGTCCGAAGGGAAGTTGTCTCCGCACAGCTCTTCCAAAAGGTCTGCCACTTCGTTGATCTGTTCTACAGTTGGCATCTACTTGGTCACCTTCCGAAACGCGCTGACGAGAGCTGCAATCAAAATTCCGATGTACGCGACGATCCCGACCGCAGCACTGATCCACAGCGGGGCAGATACCCACAGCCACGACCAGTCGATGTACCCGGTCAGCTTCAAGACCAGAAAGACAACGAACAGAATTCCAGGTAGTCCGATTCGCATAGTTGTTCCTTATCCGTATGCCGCGACGAACTCGCGGGCTTGTTGTGTGTACGGCTGATAGCCGTGGTTGATTACTTCGATCCCCGCTGCCATGGCGCGGGACATCATGTGGCGGGTGCCTGTGCCGCCTTCGAGCGGGAAAGCCAGGCACACAAACGCACCCAGCTCTGCCATCTCCTTGTTACGAACCAGCGGAGCACGATTCCGAGCGTGCTTGTCGTAGTCCGGTGGGTGCGCTTCCACATCGACCACTCGGCCCATTTGCTTTGCACACCAAGCCCATCGGTCAGCGATGTCATCTGCGCCCTCGGCGGCACCGTGGACAACGACGATCCCCTTGGGGGACAACAGGTACTGATCCTCCAGTGCCGTCCATATGGATCGTCTATCCATCCACTTACGACTACCCGTTACGAGGATGCGCCTCACTGCCCACACACCCACGCGAACCAGACGACAAACGCCACTGCCAATACGGCTGATGCGACGATGTCCAATTCAGAGCTACTCATGCGGCCAGACTTTCGATGTATCGGTCCACGTTGAGCTGCGACACGTTGCCGGCCAAAGTGGGTGCGGGCACGGTCACCGGATGGTCAACGTATAGCTGGACCTGGTACCGCTCTCGCGTCTCTGGGTCTACGACGTTGATCTTCTTGCCCTTCTTCGGACGGGCTTCCGTTCGACTAGTTGTCTTGTTGTCCAACAGGTCCGCAGCGATCGACTGTCGAGTCAGGTTGGGCTTTGCAGTGGGTTTCATGTCGTTCCTTTCAATTTCGTACAATGTCAAGTATCAGGCCGAACAAGTGCAGCCAGGGAGCCCGAAATCGCAACTCCCCATGCCCCACCCACCTCGGGAAGGTGTCCGCTGGGACTCTCCTCCTCGGATGCGGTCCATCATCTCCGGCCACCCCTCGGCGTACCCGCCGGTGTCCGAAAGCTCCTCGGGTAGCACAAACCTCGGAAGATCGAATTCGTTGCCGTACAGGAACACCCCTGCGAACTCCGATTTGAACACCAGGTTGTTGTATGACTTCACCTTGCCCCACACGCGGACCAACGTCCTGCCGGAGGCAACTAGGTCGTCAACGAACACCCACCGCTTACCCAAGGTGCCCTCGGCGGACTTGGACGAGTGAGTGCCATCGTTCGGCTTGCGTACCAACAAGTATCGCTTGTCCATCATCCTGGACAGCCGCAGAGCGGCAACCGTACCGGATATCCCGGTGCCAACGAATGTGTCGAACTCGACACCGTCCAGGTGCTCCTGGGCACGATTCAGAAGCTCGGCTTCGTCGTGGATCACGTCCATGTACGCGGACGTAAAACTCAGGTGGTCGGTCATTTATCACTTCCGTACAATGTCAAGTCTGAGTCGTGGATAAGCAGCATCAGCGAGCGACCAACCGCGATGTCGTTTAGACGCTTGTTGCGCTGCCTTAGATGATCCGCCATGCGGTAAGTCGAGTGCTTGGGCGTCTTCCATTCAGCTTTGGAAACCATCTGCCCCAGGGCTTCTAGTTCCTCTTCGGTCATGCTGCATCCTTGATCTGCATGGTATCTCCGTCGAATTCCAGTGTGGTGTAGGTGTATCCGGACGGGTCCGGCTTGCCGTTACGGTCCTTCACAACCGAGACGTTCATCGCGTCCGGGCCGTACTCATTCCTGATCCGGTGGATCGTCAGCACCATCTCAGGCACACGACCGATCTGACCTTTGACGCCTCCCAACGGAATTGGGAGGTTGCCGTTGTTGTACGCGCCCTGCACGTGGTGCAGCACGACCACACAAGACCCGGTATCGCGGGCCATCGAGTGCAGGTAGTCCATCAAGCCTTCAAGGCCAGCGAACGGATCGTCCTCGTTGGAGCCTGTCCCGAGCCTGACGTTCGTCAGGTTGTCGACAACGATCAGCGCAGGGTATTCCCCGTACTTCTGCCCGAAAGCTTCCAACGGCTGCTCGATCTGAGTTAGCGTCGGGGACGCGTCGTACTTGAACATCACCGGAAGTTCGTCCAGAGCCCTCTCCGCTGCCGCATCCAACTTCTCAGCACGGATCTGTCTCTTCGACTCCTCCATCGGCCACCCTGTCAGGATCGACACCGAACGGGAGAGCTGTGTGAATGCATCCGAGTCAGCGCTGAAGTACAGCGTGGGCACGCTGGCCTGGATGGCGTACGACAGCGTGAACGCCGACTTGCCTATGCCCGGTGCGGCACATATCAGCGCCAGCTGGCCGCGTAGGAAGTCCGCGTCTAGGGTGTCCCATACCTTCGGCAGGGGGTCGCCGGCCGAACCCTTGATGTACAGGGACTGTTGCAGCGTGAACAACTATGCCTCCTGTAGCGGGTCGTTGTCGCAGTCCGTCTCGTACATCACCGCTTGCTCTTCGGTGAGCAGGGCGCCCACGATCTCCAGACCCCGTCTCTCGGCGTCAGACTCCAGCTCCATGTCGCGCTCCATCGCTTGCACCAGTTGCGGACCTAGCGGGATGCTCAGCACTTCGCCCAAGTTTGGGCCGTGGAACCCGGCGTAGAACGCCCGCCGAGCGCCTCCAACCTCGTGGGGCGGCTGGTTGTCTACCCAGCGGTCAACCAACTCTTCATAGGTGTCCGGGCAGGGCTCAATCGCAATCGTCATCGATGTCTCCTAGGTCTCTTGTTAGCTCTACGACTTGCCGCGTCCCATCTGGGAACCTCACGGCGATCTCGCGATCGACTCCGGCGAGTACCGAGTCGTCTAGGTCAGTCCATGTGTGGACGCTGCCTAGCAGTTTGTGAGCAGATGCAAATCTGAATGCCGCTGCCTCGGAAGGGAATGGATAGGAGCCCGGACCGTTAAGCCGGTCCAGGCGTCCCATCTCTACGAACCACCACTCTGTGTCTGCGCTCAGGCTCGTGGCCTTGCGATACGTCACACGACCACTCCTTGTACATTGTCAAGTATTAGCCCATAGCGAAAGAGCACGACGTTGCGACATCGCAGAACCGGCACTTGTCCGGCTCAGGCTTGGGTTCAAACCTCTCTGCCGCGATCTGCTCGTTCAGCCAGCGGAATGCTTCCACCACAGCCTCACGAGGCCAATCGTCTAACGGATAAGGGACCGTGGGCTTTCCACTGTTCCCCATCCAGTAGTCCCCGATCGTCACGGGGTCTATGCCGTACTTCTCGGCGAGCATCACCGCGTACACCCCAAGCTGGAAGTCATCACCAGGACTCTTGCCCGTCTTCGCATCTCGGACGACTAGATACGGCTGTGGAGATCCGTCATCGTTATCACCGTTAAGTCCGGGCATCTCGATCACAGCGTCGATGAACCCTCGCAGCCAGATCTCGTCCAGCTGTATATCGAACTCAAGCTCGATACCTGGTGTGCCATCGGGTGCTATCCAGATGACCTGTTCGGGATGTTTCTCGTACCATGTCAAGTACTTGGCCACTTGTTGCATGCCTATTTCGTAACGACGACTCACGTCAGTCGCTGGAGCATAGGGACCAGAACGGAACCAAAACGCGAAGTTAGGTGTCTCAGAGCATGACTCGTTGATATATCGGTCGTACGCCTCGCCGTAGATCTTTTGGACATCAGCGAGGGGCATCGTACGATTCGACTTCTCCCATGCCTCGATCGCTTCGTGAACAGCTGATCCCTGGGGTAACCAGGCAGCTGGCCTCTGCCAAACCTTGTCGATTCGAGAAAGTTTGTACGCGTATGGGCAACGGACGTATTGGTTGTACTGAGATACGCTACGATATATGCGGTTGTCGTTCATGTCTTGACTAGTTTGGTTAGTCGATACGGGGCACCTCCGCTAGGTCGTAGGTCAGAAGCTCTGCCCTACAAAGGATCATCGTTGGATCGAACACTTGACTGGTCTCGATGGGTAGCCGGTTACCGATAAGCTCAGCTACAGGCTGATAGATCGGGTCGGTAACTTTCACGGCTAAGCTCCGGGTGACGAGCAAAAGGGAATCCTGTACGTGGGCGTACAAGAAACCTTCTCGCTCGACAACCGGTTCCCACAGAGACTCTTGCTGTTTCACACAGCTATCCACGTCGTTGTGATCCCTTCTGGGTTAAGGCTCGATAGGCGGAATCCGCCAGATCATGCGGCCCTCCTCGGTTACGTTGGCATACTCGTTAACTCGGATCATTAGGTCTCCGTCTTTGGCTTTCCTCTTCCGATAGGCGAAGCCGCCTTGACTGGCTATGCCTGGTGTAGGTGGGATATCCGGATCGAACTCGATTACGACGTCTTCGTCTCTCAACTTCTGGTAGAAGGATCGAAGCCTTTTGAGCTTGACTTCGGACATGCCTTCACCGCCTGTTGCCATGAACTCGCCGTGGTCGCGCATCCTTCGGTAAGGCGAGGCTTGACACATACTGGTAGGAACCTTCCACGGAAAGTTCTGTAGCACTATCTCTTTCGGTGTCAACCGTCCTCCGTAGGTATGTTTGATCCATGAAATGTATTGGCGTGTAACGCCATACTCTTCAGCGATCTTTGTCTGAGACCATCCCTTACCTTTTAGGTCCTCGATTGTCGCCAGCGACAGCTTGGGGTCTGTGTCGCGTTGCCTCATATCTCCTCCACAACGAATAGCAGGTGGGCGAACGAACACTAGGCTTTGCTGGGTACATTGTCAAGTACTCCCCTCTTGATACATCCGCTCGTACGCGAACAGACCCCGACTCACTAGCCCCCCAAGGCTCCCCTGTGAGGATGTTGAGAACGATAACAGCGATTGGTCCATCCGTCCCAATTTTCTTCGGATCTGTGGATACGCCCCTTCTGGTTACATCCAGCAACTAAATTAGCTGCATTCTCTATTCAATTGTTATCGGTAAATGGAGTACCCATCAGCCCATTCGACCCAGAGCCCCATGTCTTCGAGCAATGCCTCGGCCTGCTCTGCAACCCAAGCCATGTCGTCGTAGCGGCATTCGCAGTCATCGGCCATGTAGACCCGCGCATCGGCCACCAAACTGTCAGCACGGCTACGCGATTCCTCGTTTGGCTCCAGCTGAGCAATGTCGGCTACGTCCATCACGAAGATGTAGTCCAACTCTTTCTGAGTACGCAACGACGAACCTTCGCGAGAGACGAAAGGCGCTACATATACATCCAAATCGGCCGTCATTTCATGCCTTTCAGTCATTGCGCCACCGTCGCTCATAACTCAGTACGTTCTGCTACGCAGTCCTCGTCATCGCACCGGCAGTGCATGTCGCTGCACTCGTCGTGCTCGGCGTGGCTTTCGGTCCAAGTCTCCGCTGCTACCTCACCACCGATGGCGCGGAAGAGTCTGGTGAGCGATTCCAGCTCTGTACAGGTCAGCTTGGAGGCCAGATCCTCGGCCAAATATCCATCGCCCCATACTGCTTTGAATCGTTCAGCGGCTTCAACAATGTCGTTCGTCATCACTTCAACCACTCCTCTACAGCTTCCGCTAGATGCTGGCCTAGCTCAGCCAGCCGTTCGTCATGGTCGTACATCGACTCGTCCCAATCCGAGTAGCCGCACAGCGGCTCACCTCCGTCAGGGTCCTCGTTCTTCTCCATGTATTCGTGCTTGTGATTCAGCTCAGTCTTGAACGTTGCCAAGGCTTTGCGGATTGCATCCAAGTCTTTCATCGTGTGTTCCCCTCTAAAAGCGCTGGTATCAAAAGGAATATCGGACACAGAAGACAGAACGTCACGATCGCGTCGGTCATCTCGGACCGAACAGGTAGTAATCGCCGTAGTCGTACACTTCGGTGTAGCCGTCGTATCCCATGTCTCGCGCGAAAGCTTTGTAATCGAAATAGGTTTCGACTGTCTCCCGGATGCGGTGATCGACCTCCGGGAATATGCAATCGTGTACGTACTCGCTGGCGTAATCCTCTAGCGACTGCTCACCCCGGTACGCCTCACGGAACGCTTCGACCGCATCATCAAGAGAGTCAAAGCTATTCAACGATTCGACCTTGTCTAGAAAGATCTCGAACGGCACTTGCTCTCCGTTAGCCTCAAGAGCGTCGAGAGTTTCGGCAAGCGCACATACCTTTTCGATGGAGTCATACTCACCGATCTTGATCGGTCCGAAGCCTTCATAGTCGTGGATTGCGAACTCCTCGTGAACCGAGGCAGTCTCAGCACCATAGAGTTCCGTGCCTCTGGCAAGGATTTGCTTGATCCGCCCGTGCACCTCGTCAGGATCAAAGCTGTACGCCTCAAGATCAATCCATCGACCGTGCAGGTGTCCAGCGTTGTAAGCGGCCAAGTCTGCTACGTAGATTTGTGCTGTTGATGCCATTGCGGTGCCCTCACCTTTACTTTGTGATCTGTTGTGTGACTATGGAATACGGCGGCAAGCCTCACGGTCGCCGGATCGATTGACTTACAGCGCCAGGAACAACCCCGGCACTTAGCGTGATATCTCAAGACTCGATAATCATGTGTTCGCGAAGGTCGAACACGACTCGATCGCCATACCCGTTATGGGACTTGAGTTCTACTCGTCGGCCAAGCCGAACCTTGAACCAGGCGGCAATCTCATTTTCACCAAAATCGCAAGCCGAGCAGTCGATCATCGTGGGGTACCCACCCCCACAGCCGTAGTCGAGGATGCCTTCCGAAACAAGAAGTTCGATGATCTCCAGCGCGTAGTCGGTTAGATCAATGCGGCTCTCCAGGCCGATCGCTTTCGCGACAGCGTCACCCACATCGTCCTTGCCGTAGCTCTCCCAATGCTCCTGAATCATCTCTTGCTCAACTTCGGACCGACGAGAGTCATCGAGAACCGGATAGCACTCTAGCGCTTGGATAATCGATACCAAGTCTTCCGGAGCTTCCGAGTCCAGCCGTAGCCCGATCGTGTCCACGTTGGAGTATGTCGATGTGAACAGCCCGTCCAAGTCCGCCCATGCCTCATACAGCTCTCGATAGTTCGACACATCGATCGCATCGTCATACCCGTAAACGTCACGGCCTCGGGCGTTCTCAAATACCAGCACGTCTGTGCCGTCCGTGCGGTACGAGTTCACAACCTCAACCACATGCAGAATGCCGGTGCGATAGTCGGTGTCCCATTCGACACCAAACTCTTCGGTGAGGACTTCCCGAACTGTGCTCATGTCTCTGTCTCCCTTTGTGTTTGGGTGATATGAGTGCTAGGTAGCCGATTCGATCGGCAGCATCACGCCTTATACCTAGCCGTACAATGTCAAGTCCTAGCGAACACGAACGAAGTTGTTCCCCCGTGCCACATACACTTTGCCGTCGATATACGCGACACGTTGAGCTTTCATGGCTAGGTATCCCAGCCAATCCCGCAGATGTGATTACCCATGGTCTTGCAGTCCCAACCACTCTCGTCCTCATCGATAACTCCGTCGCCGTTGTCATCTCCGGGCACGGTCTGCACAACCGATGTCTCTTCGTAGGCAATCGGGTTGGTCTCGGCGTACACCGCACCAGCGGCTACAGCCGCGCCGACCAACGATGCCAACATGATTCGCTTGATATCCATGCCCATCTCCTTTGTACAATGTCAAGTAATACGTACGTGGACAGCCGAGAATCGAACTCAGTAGCGTGATGCCACCATGCCTATGCATGTGCCAGCTAGTGACCCGCGATCACGCGACTCAATCAAAGATTGATCGCTCGGGACCGAAGTCCCGTCCATCGCGCCAGGTCTGCCCTACCCGCAAGCGCCGCAGCGCTCACGTATGTCATGGCTTGCAGGTTTGCATCCATCCACCTCTACCTATGGGCTCCCTTGTCTGAGCTACCCACGTTCCCGCTCACGTCTTAGGTGAGCTTGCCGAACCGTCATGGCATGGGTTGACTGTCCACGCTCGTGATCCGACCCGTAATCCCCGTGAGTTGGTTCCCTCGTCACGGAAGATGGTTGGCCTGCTGTATATCGAATCGGGGGGTATCTGGGACGGCTATGCCTGTCGTAGCGCACGCGGCCCCATAGACCATGCTCCGATGTTCGGTTGTCCCGATCACACCATCGCGCTTGCACGAAGTGCTGCGCTTGCGTCGGCAGCTGCGCTGCCTAGCGTGGTTGCGACGTCTGACCAAGGCCAGGGCCGATCGGATACTGCGGTCGAAAGTGAATCTCTGAGCTGATCTTGCGATCTGCTCGTAAGAACCAAGCTAGTCGATAGTTGGTACATTGTCAAGTAGCCGAGTCGAACTCTGCTCAGTGTGCCGATTGCCTGGCGCTATGTGCTCGCTAACCCAACTGACCATGTGGGTCACACACCGGACGGTACGAATAGCCCTATCGTGCAGGCGATTCCCGTGAGATTCACTATCGAGTTTTCGTAGATCACGTTCGCCTTGCTGGCCGAACACGAATATAAAAGCACAACATCTCGTCCAATGTCAAGTAACCAGCACAACGCCCAGATCGGGCCGCATATCGGGCACTCCCCTTGTAGGTAGGTGGGGTGCACAGTGCAGGCCCCTCTACAGGGCAGGGCACAGGAGTAGGCGGGGGTATGGCCTAGGTGGGGTGTGTGGGCACTGGGTAGGTAGGGGCACTGGGTGGCATGGGTGTGTGGGTAGCACCGGGCACAGGCAGGACAGGGGCACAGCGTGAGTGTGGGGTACAGCGCAGCACTTGGGGGTAGACAGGCAGGCACCCAGGGGGTACACTCCCGCCCCCGCACGCTAGATCGGTGGTGAATGCGGCTGAGAGGTCGTGTACGGGTTTCCAAGTCGATACAGGTCAGAGACCCGAGCCAGATGCCACCACACTCGCCCCCAGATCGATTCTGACGGCTTTTCGCAGGCCACCCAGGGTATTGGTACCCCGAAAACTATGCCGGCCACCCACATAGTGATGTGAATTGGGTCACATATAGAGCTGGCGCCCGTATGAAAATCCGGAACATACACCCATTATCGGGTGAACAGGTCAAACGCCACCTGCCCCTCTTGAGAGAGGGGGAACCAGGGGGTGAGAGCAGGTCTCGGCCTGTCCTGGACCGAGCCCGAAGCCCCAGAGCGATAGGGCTCGGAGCTTAGGTCGCTCCTCAACTTAAGTAGAGCGACTTCGGGTCGCTCCAATCGGCAGCACCGCTGCCTCTCATCCGCCCACCAAGGGCGGTGAGTGATCTTCGACCTCCGCTGGAGGTCTCTACCGGCCCACCGGGGCCGGAACAGATCGCACTTCCCCACCGGAAGTGCTCTATCGGCCCGCCGAAGCGCGGGCCTCTATTAGGGAGTCCCAAATTTGTCTTGGGATACATCGACCCGCCGCGCACAGCTCCCCCCGGATTGGGAGGAGCGCCGGCAAGAAGCACTCGACGCCGCAGATGGCGTCTGCGAAATCAGATCACCCGGCTGCCTTGGATGGGCGACCGAGGTCGATCACATCGAACGTGGAAACGACCACAGCCAGCGCAATCTGCGCGCCGCGTGCAAGTCGTGCCACGGCAAGAAGTCATCCGCCGAGGGCGTAGCCCAGCGGACCAAGTTACGAGCCATGAGGAGACGACCACCGGAACGCCATCCCGGCTCAACGTAGCGGCCGGGTGCCGCTAGATACCCAGGAGGTAGTTCGGTGGCAACAGGCCCCATTCCCAAGAGATCCGACGAGAAGGTGCGCCGAAACGTCGGCGACCCGATCGACAAGGTCGAAGTTATCGGCTCGGTAAAGGTCCCCGAACTAGGTCTCGATAATCCACACCCGTTGGTCGAAGACCTGTATCGATCGATGACCGAGTCCGCGCAGGCGCGGTTCTTCGAGCCCACCGACTGGCAGATCGCCCGATTCACGCTGGACCAGATCAACAAAGAGTTGAACTACGGCGTGGGCGCCATACCCGCGATGAAGCTGACCGCGTTCAACCAGCTGCTCGCTTCGCTACTGGTCACCGAAGGCGACCGACGAAGGGCACGTATCGAAATCGAGCGCAAGCCCGGTGGTCCCGAGGGCGTCGTCATCGACGCGCAGGACCAGTTCAAACAGTGGCTCGACACCACGTAGTCACCCAATCCGGCCCGGAGGCCGGTCTCTGAGACGCGTCCCGCTACCTGGATCGCGCTCCCCCTCCGGGCCACCAACGTGAAAGGAGATCGGCATTGGCCGCTATCGGTATAGAGCTCGATCCTGATCAGCTTGTTCTGACCAGAGGTCGGGACTTCAAATGGCACTTCGAGAATCTGGACGAGAACGACCAGCCGATCCCGTTCCCCGCTGGAGATCTCTACTTCGAGTTGCAGACACGAGGCGAGCACAACGCGAAACTCCGCGTCACCACCCTCCGCGCCAACGGCGGGTCGTACACCCTCGGAGGTTCGTCCACGATCCCGTTTGACGACGAGTCGACAGACATCCGGCCCAAGCTGGAAGCTCTCCCGAGCATCGGTGCAGGCAACGTCAAGATCTCTGGCCACTACTACCCCCAGTGGATTCTGACCGTCAGCTTGTCCGGAGTCGCAGCCCCGACACTCCCCCGGAATGTCCAGCGGGCGCTAGAGACTGCGGTCTCCAACGTGCTCGACGGCCTGGAGTTCTTGGGTGCCGGTCGCTACGACCTCGAAAGCGAATACGCTCCTCCCACTTGGACGTTCACGGTAACCGACCGCACCGGATACAACGAGAAGGAATTTCTCGGGTACGTCGTAGACATCATCAGCACCGTCGTGCAGAACGCGATCCGCGCAATCGGCGGTGTCTTGAACAACTCCACGGTCTCCGTTGCCCAGTACTTCACCCCGAAACGGGTCTTCAGCGTCGAATTCGTGGGCGCACTGAGCGACAGGCCGGTACCCCCACTCGTCGCGGTATCCAGCCTGACAGGCAGGTTTCCGGAAGTGGTTGTTGAGCAGCTGCGCCCCGGCAAGGAGCCACTCACTTTGTGGCACTTCAACATCAACGGCGCCCTAGCAGACATCAAGATCGAGAGCGAAGAGGCAGACAAGGTCCAAGAGCGCACCCGATGGCAGCTCGTGTTCCTACCTGATGGCGAGCCCGCAGGTGGAGAGCCGATCGCGCGCGGGCGGGTCTGGGAGCAGGAATGAGACTGAGAGGCTTTCCCCCAGAAGGAATCCCGACCTGGTCCTATGTATCCGCTCCGAAGGGCGCCATCGCAGGCACTGCCCAACGACAGGTCAGCAAGATCCTTTCGGTGCCGGGAAAGCCCGGAGCGAAAGGGGAACCCGGAGGCCAAGGACCGCGAGGCGAAGGTCTTCAGGTCGACGGTTCGGCTCTTGACGCCAACCACCTACCGTCAGCGCAAGCTCACCCACTAGAGATGTGGTCGACAAACGACGGCCAGTTCTGGCTATCGGACGGGAGCGTTTGGTATCTCGCAGAGCTCCAAGGCCCCAAGGGCGAAACAGGCGAGGAAGGACCACAAGGGCAACAAGGTGTCAGAGGCGAACGAGGTTCGGAAGGGCCGAAGGGAGATCCCGGCACCACTACCTGGACTGGCCTCTCCGACAAACCGGTCACGTTCCCACCGGCCACACATACCCACACTATCGCCGAGGTTCTAACACTCCAACCCGCGCTCGACGCCCGAGAAGTCAAGGCAGCCAAAGGCGCCCCTAACGGATACGCTCCGCTCGACGGCGACGGCAAGGTGCCGGCGACCAATCTGCCCTCCTACGTCGATGATGTTTTGGAAGCCTCCACCCGTTCGGCATTCCCGAATACCGGAGAGGCGGGGAAGATCTATGTCGCCCTCGACACCAACAAGACATGGCGCTGGGGAGGATCTGATTACGCCGAGATCAGCGCATCTCCCGGATCTACGGACGCGGTTCCTGAAGGCAGCTCCAACAGGTACTACACGGATGCCCGTGTCCAATCCAAGGTCTCGACCATGTTCGGCAATACAGCCGGAACTGTCTGCCAGGGTAACGACGCACGACTATCCAACGCGAGAACCCCTACAGCACATAGCCATCCAACTTCCGAGATCACGGGCCTCGACGCGGCGCTCACCAACAAGCTGAGCGGCGACAGCTCGATTCAGCTGGTAGTCAAATCCACACAGGCCGCTTATGACGCCAGTCCCAAGACCGCCACGACGCTGTATGCGATTGTGGGGTAACAGATGCCAATAAGGATCGGCACCGAAGATCCGGCCAAGATCTACGTCGGCCCACAGCCAGTTAAGCGACTGTTCGTCGGTTCCAGCCTCGTCTGGCAGCCCCCCTTCGCAGGTACGTCGAACCAGTACACGACGCCAGGGACCTACCTGTACGTCGTAGACGACCTATCCCGCTACATCGACCTCGTCGGTATAGGAGGAGGTGGCAGCGCAGGAGGCGGCGACGGCGGCTGGAGCTGGCCAGTGTCCGAAGGAGGAAAGCGCGGCACCTGGAACGCCATTCGCCTGGAGCGCGGAGTGGACATCTCATGGCTTGCCACGCAGATCCAACTCGACGTCGGACCTGGCGGTCCCCAGGTCGGCAAGGAAACACAGGGGAATACGGGCACGTCCACCATATTCAAACTCCCCGGAGGTGCAGTGCTACTGAACTGCGCTGCCGGCGCAGGCGGAAGACCCGCAAAGAACGCATCCGGACCGAATGTCGCAGCAGAGGCAGCAGGAAACACCACATTCAACGGCGTCCCATACACAGGCGGTGCCGCGACGCCCAACGACACGGACGGCTACGCACCAGGAAGTGGTGGGGGTGCCGCGAGCGGTGGCGGATTCGGCACAGGCAAACCGGGCCGCAAAGGCGGCGACGGCGCTGGATTCCTCCGCGCCTACCAATGACCCAATGCCTTGGGTCTCTTGGCACGTAGCTCAGTTGGTAAGAGCATCCGTTTGAAACGCGGAAGGCCCCTGGTTCGACCCCAGGCGTGCCAGCCAAGCAGGCGGTCCCAAAACGGAGGGAGCCCCTGCGCCCGGACCAGTGGCTGACTGGCAAGGCACCGGCGCGGTAACCAGCCCACGTCGCGCATGCAGGTTCGAATCCTGCCTGGTCCACATCCACCCCCGCCTCTCGTTAGGCGGGGGTCTTTCATTCTAAAACCGAAAGGTATCAATGAGCTTTCGCAACGTGTACGGCAACGACTGGTCGGAGAACGGCTGGCGCATGTGCAACCGGGACGAGTGCGTCCTTGTAGACGGCCCGTTCATGAACACCGCACCACTTCGACGCGGCCCTGCCGAGATCATCCTCGGAGACTTCGTACGCAGGTACCACGCACAGGTGGCTCCGGTCATCTCCCCCGTGTGGGGCTGGTCCCTATACAACGATGTAGACGACTCGAATCACCTGTCGGCCACCGGAGTTGACATCAACGCACCGCAGTGGCCTTGGGGCGAAAAGAGAATGCCGCAGTGGCTGATCGACCGAGTCAACGCGCTGCTGGCCGACTACTACATCGACGGCGAATGCGGCATCTATTGGGGCCGCAACTGGAACCGTCCGGACGAGATGCACTTCCAGCTCAATTGGCCTGAAGGTGATCCCCGGTACGCCAGGCTCATCGCCAAGATTCAGGGCAAGCCCCCGGTCGTCGTCAATCCACCTAACCCAGGCGGCTCCGTAGGAGCAGATGGCAAGGCCATCTTGCGTATTGGGTCGAAGGGTGCAGAGGTTCGCCAGCTCCAAGCTGGCATGAACGTGGTCTTCGAGGACTACTCGCACCTGGACGAAGACGGCGAGTACGGCCCGATGACCGCAGCCGTAGTCGCGGAGTTCCAGCGACGTTCTCACCTCAAGATCACCGATTACGGCGTCGTAGGTGCGATCACCCGCAAGGAGCTGAACCGATACAACATCCTTGGCGCGGCCAAGGGCACCGCCCCATCCGTGCCTGCTCCCCCGGAGCCCGAGGGCGAGGCCCCGCGTCCGATCTACATCTACTCGGCAGCCGGTACCGGCGCCCAGTGGTGGCAGGGTCCTCCGTTCGAAGCAGGCCAGTGGTGCAAGGGACTGAACATCCACCACCAGCCAGTCGGCTACCCAGCTGGAGGATTCCTCGGCCTGATGGGCGGTGATCCCAAGATCTCGTACAACGACTCAATCACCAACCTCGGCGACGAGCTGGAACGGCTGATCGACTCCAACCCCGACATCGACAACCCGGACATCGAGTTCTGGTTCTTCGGCTACTCCCAGTCGGCAGACGGCATGAAGCGCAAGGTCACAGAGCTATTCGGAGACGGAGGCAAGTACTCCCATCTCCGGTCGCGGATCAACGGGCTGATCCTCTTCGGAGACCCGACCCGAGCACCAGGCCCAACGAAGGTCGGCAATAACCCGCCCGGTTGGGGTATCGCACGATGGGACGCCCCGGAGTGGGTGGACAAACTCACATGGTCGATCACGACGCACAACGACCTGTACGCCTGCACGACCGACGACACGTTGGTGAAGTACTTCTACCCCTGGTTCATCCGGGCAGAGACCGAACTCCCGTTCGTCATCTACTCGGCCAAGATCATCATCCCCGCGCTACTGAACCTGGCAGCCCCATTCTTGGGCGGTGCACTCGGCGGCGTTGCAACTCCGATCCTGAGCGCAATCACCGGACTCGCGGGGTCGTTCATCGGACAGCTCCTCGGAGGCATCACGGGGGGCGACGATCCAGACCCGGAGCTGATCAAGCTCCTGAGTATCCAAGGGATTCTGTCGAACATTCCCCAGCTGATCAAGACGCTGGTGGCGCTGCAAGGAATCCAGACCCACGGCGAGTACCACTTGCCCAAGCCAGAGTTCGACAACCGCACCGGAATACAGGTCGCCTGCGACATCGTGAGGGACTTTCGACGCTAACTACTTGACATTGTACAGAGAGGAGGGCAGATGACCCCCACAAAGGAAATACTGCCCTCCCCTCCCCACAAGATCGGCCCGACATGGCAGATCTACGACGACGGATCATGGCACCTCCCGGAGCGCTCGCTCGGTTGGGCGGTCCTCGACTGGTGGGCCGACTACGTCAACACCCCTGCCGGAGAGAACAACACCGACACCCTTGACTTCCTATTCAAAAACAACCGCCCCGCACGGGCTTTCGTGCCGACCAAAGAGCAGGCGCGATTCACCTTGTGGTGGTACGCGATTGACGAAGAAGGCAACTGGATCTATCGAGAGGGCATTCTTCGCCGGCTGAAGGGATGGGGCAAGGACCCGTTCGCTGCCGCCCTGGCACTCGCGGAACTATGCGGCCCCGTTAGGTTTTCGCACTTTGATGACCTCGGCAGGCCGGTGGCCAAGCGCCAACACGCAGCGTGGATCACCGTAGCGGCTGTCTCCCAGGACCAGACGAAGAACACATTCTCGCTGTTCCCGGTGATGATCTCCAAGAGACTCAAGTCCGAATACGGACTCGACGTCAACAAGTTCGTCATCTACGACGATCGCGGGGGCCGCATCGAAGCGGCTACTTCCAGCCCTGCCTCTATGGAGGGCAACCGACCTACCTTCGTGATCGAGAACGAGATCCAGTGGTGGGGAGCCGGTCCGGACGGCAAGGTCAACGACGGCCACGCGATGCACGACGTCATCGAAGGCAACATCACCAAGATCCCGAGTGCCCGGCGACTGGCCATCTGCAACGCGCACATCCCCGGCAACGACACGGTGATGGAAAAGCTGCACGACAAGTGGCTCAAGATCGAAGCCGGCGACGCCATCGACGTCAAGATGATGTACGACGCACTAGAAGCGCCGGCAGACACCCCGATCTCCGAGATCCCCTCTGAGAAAGAAGATCCCGAAGGATACGCAGCGGGCATCGCCGCGCTGATGGACGGTCTTAACGTCGCACGCGGAGACTCGATATGGCTTCCGCTGGAAGCGATCGTGATGTCGATCCTGGATATCAACAACCAGGTCACCGAATCCCGACGCAAGTTCCTGAACCAGGTCAACGCGTCCGAGGACTCGTGGATCTCACCGAACGAGTGGAACCGACTAGCGCTGACAGACCGGATGTTCAAACTCAATCCGGGAGACAGAATCTCACTCGGGTTCGACGGTTCCAAGTCCAACGACTGGACCGCACTAGTGGCCTGCCGAGTAGAAGACGGCTGCCTCTTCTTGATCGACGTATGGAACCCAGCCAAGACCGGCGGAGAAGTTCCCCGCGAAGACGTGGACATAGCAGTCCGTAGGTGTTTCGAGATCTACGACGTTGTAGCGTTCCGCGCCGACGTCAAGGAATTCGAAGCGTATGTCGACCAGTGGGGCAACGACTTCCGACGCAAGGTCAAAGTCAACGCCTCCCCGAACAACCCGGTGGCGTTCGACATGCGCGGCAACCAGAAGCGATTCGCCTTGGACTGCGAGCGATTCCTAGACGCGGTCCTAGAACGCGAGCTGTACCACGACGGCAACCCGACGCTAAAGCAACACGTGCTCAACGCACGACGACATCCCACGATCTACGACGCCGTATCAATCCGCAAGGCCAGCAAGGACTCTTCCAAGAAGATCGACGCGGCTGTCTGTGCGGTTCTGGCTTTCGGTGGGAGACAGGACTTTCTGATGAGCAAGAAGAACTACAACCGTCAATCGGTGGTGATCAGGTAGTGGCAGTCGCCAAGAAGCAGACTGTCGATCCGGAAAAGGCCAGAGACGACCTGCTGGACAAGTTCCAGGAGCAACAGAACACACTCTCGGACAGCCGTAAGTATTACGAGGCCGAGCGCCGGCCAGATGCCATCGGACTGGCCATCCCCAACGAGATGGAAGATCTCCTCGCACACGTTGGCCATCCTCGTCTATACGTGGATGCGGTGGCGGAACGCCAAGAGCTACAGGGCTTTCGGCTCGGGGGCAAAGACGAGGCCGACGAAGAGCTTTGGGACTGGTGGCAGGCGAACAACCTCGACATCGAGTCGACGCTAGGAAACACCGACGCGCTGATCTACGGACGCTCGTATATCACGGTCGCAGCTCCGATACCGGATATCGACATCGACGTTGATCCTGACATCCCGTTGATCCGAGTAGAACCGCCTACTTCGTTGTACGCCAAGATCGATCCCCGCACTCGCAAGGTATCGCAGGCAATCCGAGCCATATATGACGATGCGGGCGAGGACATCATCGCCTCTACGTTGTACCTCCCCGACCAGACGGTCATCTGGGAGAAACTCGACGGCCAGTGGGCAGCTCCGCAGAGCATTAGCCACGGCCTGGGAGTGGTTCCGGTTGTTCCGATCCCTAACCGTACGCGGCTATCTGACCTGTACGGGACCTCTGAGATCACGCCGGAACTCAGGTCGATTACAGACGCATCCGCTCGAATCCTGATGCTCCTTCAGGGAGCAGCAGAACTGATGGGCGTACCGCTACGGATCTTCTTCGGCATAGACCCCAGAGATCTAGGTGTCGATCCGATCACCGGACAGAAGAACTACGACGCATATCTGGCGCGGATTCTCGGGTTCGGGAACCCCGAAGGCAAGGCGTACCAGTTTGACGCAGCCGAGCTACGGAACTTCGTAGATGCGATCGACGCACTGGACCGCAAGGCAGCTCAGTACACCGGACTTCCTCCGCAGTACCTGTCTAGCGGTGGGGAGAACCCGGCATCTGCCGATGCCATCAAGGCATCGGAGACGAGGCTGGTGAAGAAGTGCGAGAGGAAGAACAAGGTCTTCGGAAGCGCTTGGGAAGAGGCTATGCGCCTCGCCTACCGGATCGGCAAGGGTGGAGACATTCCCCCGGAGTACTACCGGATGGAAGCCATCTGGGCAGACCCGTCAACTCCGACGTACGCGGCCAAGGCCGACGCAGCTTCCAAGCTCTTCGGAAACGGCAACGGTGTCATCCCGAAGGAACAGGCCCGCATTGACATGGGGTACACCGCCACAGAGCGGATGAACCAGCGTAAGTGGGACGAGGAAGATCAGGCCCTCGGCCTGGGTCTGGTTGGCACGATGTACGGCCAATCCCCCACAGCTAGAACCACACCAGCTGTACCGCAGCCTGATTCGACATCTAAGTCCACACCGGCATGACCCCAGACGAGTACGCCAAGCGACTCGCAGAGGTTACGTCGACAGCAGTTCTCTACATCCTGAAGATGGCCAAGATCTTCGCCAGGTACGAACTCGACTGGGCACAGTGGATACAGCTGCTGAACGTCATCTACCCCGAGATCGAAAATCGCCGGTATCAAGCCGCTGACATCGCTCGGGAGTTCTACGACTCGCAACGCGAGGCGCACCATCCCGACCTAGATCGCAACGATCAGTTCCTGGTGAACTACTCGTTCGAACAATTCGTGGAAAACATGGAGCCCGCGCGAAAGCGCATATCCCAGATGGATTCACGCGACAACGCGATATCGCACATGGCCCTCCGGGCCGTTCGTGAAGTCGAGAACGCAGGACGCCGGCAGATCATCCGAGCTGTCGAAGACGAACCCAAGACCCGAGTCATACAGGGCTGGGCAAGAGTTGCCACCGGACGCGAAACGTGCGCTTGGTGTCTGATGCTGATCTCGCGCGGACCTGACTATTCAGCAGCCGAGAGAGCAGGTTTAGACCTCGATGACGACATAGCCGCCCGCATGATTGCGGCTGGCCTAGATGTCAGCGAGTACATGGAGGAATGGCACACCGGATGCGACTGCAAGGTCGTGCCGGTGTTCGACGTAGAGAACTGGGTCGGCAAGAACGAAGCTGACCTAGCTCTCGAACTATGGAAAGACGCCACCCGAGAAGCCGACAAGCTGATCGAGTCAGGCGAGGCCCGCACCTCAATCCGAAATACCGAGGCTATCAACGCCTTACGCCGACGCATCGAGCGCGGCGAGATCGACCCATTCAAATACGCCGCTCTCGCAGCGTAACTCACGACGGCCTGGTGCCGTCTCTAACCATGCCCAGGAGGCAACCATGTCAGATACAGACACGCCCAACACCGAAACCGACGAGACCGGCAAGACATTCAGCGCCGACTACGTGAAGGACCTTCGGGACGAGGCAGCTAAGTATCGCACCGAGAAGGCCGGCGCGGTTGAGTCCGCGAAGGTCGAGACCCGTTCCGAGGTCATCAAAGAGTACGAACCGCAACTGGCTGAGAAGGATGGCGAAATCGCCACTCTTAAGGCCGATCTCAGCGTCTCGACTATCGAGAACCTGAAGCTCAAGACGGTACTCGGCTCCGAAGGAGTGGACGCCAGCGACGTACTGGAACTCGTTGACCTGGTTCAGGGCGACGACGAAGAGGCGATCTCCGAGTCCGCGAAGCGGGTCCTGAAGTTCTACCGCAAGCAGGAGACGGACCCCAAGTCCCCTCCGTTCGATCCCACGCAGGGACACGGCGGGGCTACGCCCCCGCTGAACGGCGATCCCATCCTGAACATCCTCAAAGCCGCCGTAGGCGCTAAGTAACCAATTCCTAAGAGAGGAAACACATTATGGCAATGGACCCGCAGATTGCGGCCAAGGCTGCTGTTACCGGAGACTTCTCCGCTTTCCTGAAGCCCGAACAGGCGCAGGACTATTTCGCCCAGGTCGAGAAGTCCTCGATCGTCCAGAAGCTCGCCCGCAAGGTCCCCATGGGTCCGACCGGCATCACCATCCCGTTCTGGAACGGCGCGGTGTCTGCCAACTGGGTCGGTGAGACCGAGCAGAAGCCACTGACCAAGGGCTCGTTCGACCACAAGGAGCTGACCCCGACCAAGATCGCGGTCATCTTCGCAGAGTCTGCTGAAGTCGTGCGTCTCAACCCGCTCGGGTACCTGGAGACCATGAAGACCAAGATCGCAGAGGCCATCGCGCTCAAGTTCGATACGGCCACCCTGCACGGCATCTCCAAGCCGACAGCCTTCAAGGGCTTCCTTGGCGAGACCACTCAGGAGGTGTCGATCGCGGACGTCGCCCCCGGCGCTACCGTCCAGACCAACGCCTACCAGTCGCTCGGCGTGACCGGCCTGAAGGTCCTAACCGACCAGGGCAAGAAGTGGACCGGCACCCTGCTGGATAACGCCACGGAGCCCTTCCTGAACGGCTCGGTCGACACCACGGGTCGTCCGCTGTTCGTGGAGAGCACCTACGACAGCGTCACCAGCCCCATGCGGGAAGGCCGCATCCTGGGTCGTCCGACCTACCTGAACGACCACGTCGCTAACGGCGCAGTCGGCAGCCGCGTCGTCGGCTTCATGGGTGACTTCACCCAGGTCATCTGGGGTCAGATCGGTGGTCTGTCCTTCGACGTCACCGACCAGGCAACCCTGGACTTCGGCGAGCCCGGTAGCCCCAACCTGATCTCCCTGTGGCAGCACAACATGGTCGCTGTCCGTTGCGAGGCTGAGTTCGCGTTCATGGTGAACGACAAGAACTCCTTCGTGAAGATCACCGACAAGGCGCTGGCCTAAGTCACACTTGACATTGTACGGAGTGGAGCCCTTCGGGGCTCCCTCCTACAAGGAAGGACTACATGCTAATCCGACACAGAGCTAACGGTGTCCTGGTAGAGGTTGACGACGAGTACGGCGAAACGCTCATCGCCTCTGGCCATTTCGCCAAGACGCGGAAGCGCACCAAGACGGAGCCCCAGGCACCGACTGACGAAGACGTACTCGCGTGGCTGGAAGCCGAAGAGGCGTTCCTGAACTCCCAAGGGGCCTAATCGATGGCTGCCTACGCCACAGCAAGCGATGTCGCAACACGGTGGGGTAAGGCGGTAGCGGATCTCGATCCCGAAATCGTCGGGCTGATCGACGTTCGTCTCGGCGATGTCGAGCGAATGATCAGGCGCCGCATCAAAGATCTCGATGCCCAGATCGCCTCCGACAAGATCGACGTCGAGGACGTCAAGCAAGTTGAGTCGGATGCTGTTCTGCGGCTGGCGCGTAACCCCGAGGGTTACATGTCCGAGACAGACGGCAACTACACCTACATGCTTCGATCCGACCTTTCCAGCGGAAAGCTGGAGATCCTTCCGGACGAGTGGGAAACGTTGGGTGTCAGCGCATCTGGAATGTTCATCCTCGTCCCCGTCTTGCAGAGGAAGTCATGACCGGCGGCAACTGGCCTGGAGGCCCGGTCCCGGATGACTACCCGTACAAGCCCGATGACGTCCACAACCATTGCGCTCCAGGCAATCACAGCTGTGTGCACGACTGGCGTATCCATTGGGGCAACGTCAAGCGCTCGATCCGTGGGGAGGGCGGTGGATGAGCCTACTCGACAACGGCGCCCGGTATGAGCCGTGCATCTTCTATCCAGAAGAGATGGTCATCGACAGCGACGAGAACAAACGCACCCAAGCATCGAAGGTGGGAATCCCCGCTGTGGCGAGGTTCGACATCCTCGGACAGTCCGGTACGTCTTCCCGTCGACAGGAGCAGGACAACGAGGGCTACGAGTCCGAGAAGGTCTACTCCGTCCGGTTCCCCCGTTCGTTCAAACACGTTGTGGGGGCGCAGTCAGAGATCGAATGGCACGGAGAGCGTTGGTACATATTCGGAGATGTCAACCGGTACAGCCGTTCTCGACGCACTCGACACACTACCTACACCATCAAGCGGTACTGATGGTCAAGCTGTACTACAGCGACAAAGGATTCAACACACTCATATCCCACATGGACGGCGTCCACAACGAACAGGGCGACATCGCACGACGGGTCCGAGGTAACGCCGAGCGCCGGCTTGCTCCGCATCGCAAGTCTGGTGTCACCCGAGTGACGGTCACCGAAGGCGCTGTCGACTGGTTCGTGAACCTCGAAGGTGAATCCAAGCTGGCCGTCGAGTCAATCGAGTTCGGCCACTGGGTCAAGGGCAAGTACGAGACCGACAAGCCCAAATACGTTCAGGGACTTTACATCCTCACCCGCGCGTCGGGTCTCTTATAGGAAGGAGGGCGCATGCCGAAGAAGCGCAAGCTATCTCGGGTACAGAAGATCGTCCTCCCCATTCTCCGTTCGGAATTCCCCGACGTGGAGTTCACATCGTGGGGCAGCGACATCGACTACCGCGAGTTCCCGTTCGTCAACATCCGGCGCGTAGGCGGCGAGAGGAATCCGAAGAATCCGGACCTCCACGCACTGCCGGTGATCGAGATGACCGCGTACACCGACCAGGGTCTCCCTGAGACCGAGGATCTCTACGAGGACTGCCTACAAGTTCTCTACGACGCCGTCAAGCGTCAAACACTCACGCCCGCAGGCTATCTGCAATCCATAGAGGAAAACATGGGCGGTACTCAGTTCAGCTCCCTATATGCCAATTCGTGGCGAGTGCAGGGGCTGATTCAGCTGGGCATCCGCCCACCCCAAACATAAAGAGAGGCATGCCATATGGCACAGAATGACAAGGCCGTAATCACAGCGGCTGTCGGGTATGTGTTTGTCGCTAACCCCGGCACTCCTAAGCCGACTCCAGCACAGCTCACCGCGCTCGATCCTGAGACGTTCGGAGCGCAGGTGCAGACGATCACCGTCACCGCTGACGGCGGTCAGTTCTCCGCGAAGAACACCGTCGCCGACACCCCGGTCAACATCGACTTCGACGCCACCCCGGCAGAGGTCCAGGTGGCACTGGAGTCCCTCGCATCGATCGGTGAAGGCAACATTCACGTAGACGAGGCCGGCACTCTGGCGGGCGGACTGGACGTGACGTTCATCGGCGCCCTACAGGGCACCGCACTCTCGGCTCTCACCCTCAGCGCATCGAGCCTGACCGGCACCACCAAGACGGCTACTGCGGTCATCAAGACCGCGCCTAACGGCTGGAAGAACATCGGGCACACATCCCGCAACGACATGCCGGAGTTCGGCTTCGACGGTGGTGATTCCGAGATCCGTGGTTCGTGGCAGAACGCCAAGCTGCGCGAGATCGTCACTGAGCAGGCAGCCGACTACCTGACGATGTTCCTGCACCAGTTCGATACCGATTCGTTTGAGCTGTACTACGGCCCCGACGCAGCGGTGAACGAGCCGGGCGTGTTCGGCGTCGACGGGGAGCAGCACGTCAACGAGCGTGCGTTCCTGGTAATCGTCAAGGACGGCGCCGAGAAGGTCGGCTTCTACGCGGCCAAGGCATCGGTCCGTCGTGATGACGCTATCCAGATGCCGGTGGATGACCTCGCGTCTCTGCCGATTCGAGCGACGTTCCTGAAGATGCCCGGTCGCCGGATCTTCGACTGGATCAGCGAGAAGCTCTTCCGCTGACCCTCACTTGACATTGGACGAAAGTCCTCTGTCTCCCAGGGGGAGGGGTTCCTTGGCGGGCCTGCCCCTCCCCCTTCAAACCCATGGCCCGCTACACAAACTTGAAAGGTCTGCCATGTCCAACACATTCTCCCTAGACGACATCCGCGATGCCGCGCAGCGCAAGTTCTGCCCGTTGAAGATCTCCCTGAGCGACGGCTCCGAGGTAGAGCTCCGAGGGTTCATCCGGCTGGACGAATCCGAGCGAGAGATCGTCAAAGACAGCATCGAAATCATCAAGCCGCTGCTGGAAGGCGACAGCGCCGACGACATCCCAGACGAAGACAAGGCGTTGATTGTCGAAGCACTGATCGACGTAATCGCGGCCATCGCGGGCAAGGGCGGTGACCGACTCGTGGAAGAGCTTGGAGACGAATTCCCCGTACTGCTCCATGTATTCGAGACTTGGATGGTTGAGAGCCGACTGGGGGAAGCCGCTACCTCGCCGACCTCCTAGACGAGTATGGCGAGGTTCTGATAGCGGACCTCCGGCACTACTACAGGGTGGATCTCCTGGACTTGTTCCGGGAGAACACCACTCTCACACCGCAGTACGTACTGGCGCTGATCATGTATCTCCCAGTGGAGTCAGCCTTCCAAGCAGAAAAGCGTGGGGGCCAACAGTTCCGAGGATGGAACGCCCAGGCATACGCGCTAGTGAGCGTTGTCAATGCTCTCCGGTCACTCCAACACATGTACGTGCTCACGCACCTGAGCAAGAAGGCGTCCAAGCCCAAACCGCCTGAGCCCTTCCCGATTCCGCAGAAGAAGAAAGAGGAGCAGACCGCGTTTAGACCCGGCTCATTCGGAGGAATGGTCGGTTCGATGATGGCCGCTTCCAGACGTAGGAAAGCAGGAGGTTAATGGCCACAAAAGGGCCTGGAGGCAAGGAAGTAGGCCGGATCTCGATCCGGGTGGTCCCAGACACCACCCGATTCCGGGACCGGCTGAAGAAAGACCTTGAAGCCCTAGAGAAGACACTCAAGGGCGAACTCGGGATGACTCCCGATATGGACGGCTTCCGCGAGAAGGTGAAGGCCGCTTCATCCGGCATGGAAGCCACGGTAAAAGTCGACGCGGACACCAACCCCGCGAAGACCGCTCTGGACCGATTCCAACGCCGGATGTTGTCCGAGATGCAGTCCAACCTCGGCAAGTTGGAGTCCAAGATTGACCTCACCGTAGACGGTGAGAAGTTCCGTAGAAGCATCGAAGGAGCCACGAAGCGCCTCTCCAACGAGATCCACGCGAAGATCCCGCTAGATGTGGAACTGGCTGCTGGACAACGCGCCAAGATCTCCAGCGAGATCGCTGCCATCAAGAAGATGGCCCAGAACGACACGATCCAACTGCGCCTAGACCCCGAGTGGGACTACAAGTTCCGGCAGCGGCTCAAGACGATCATCCCCGACGACGGGATCAAGCTCAAGCTAGACCCACAGTTTGATTACCAACTGCGCCAACGTCTTAAGAAGATGGGCGCGATCAAGGTCCCGGTAGAGCTTACGTTCCGCGAGAAGCTATCTGGGTTCCTGAAGAAGGGTTTCAGCGACAACAACAGATTCGGTCGGATTAACCGAGGCATCTTAGACCTGGGCTCCAATGCGCTCAGCGCACTCGGAGGTATCCGAGCATTCGGCATAGGACTGGCGGGCCTACTGGCCATCGCCTCGCTCCTGGTGCCCGCTGTCTCGATTCTCTCCGGTGCACTTGTAGCGCTACCCGGATTCCTGACGGGCGCGATAGCCCCGATCGCCGCAGTCGCACTAGGACTGGACGGGATCAAGAAGGCCGCGCAGAGCGCCGGCCTACCCGAGGCGTTTAAGAGCTTGCGGGAGAGCGTATCGAAGGTGTTCGAAGCGGGGCTCGCCCCGACGTTCACCCGGCTACTGGACATCATGCCCGCGCTCAATAGCGGATTCGGAGCCGTAGCTCAAGGCGTCGTCAGCATGGCTGACGGGTTCGTAAACGCCGTCACGTCGAGCCGTGGCATGTCGCAGATCGAAGGCACGCTATTCAACATCGGTGCTGCCCTTGACCGGGCTGCCCCCGGTGTCGAGAAGTTCACGTCCGGAATGTTGACGCTGGTCAACAGCTTCTCCACCAAGTTCCCCGGAATGGCCGACGCGTTCAACGGATTCGCTGACCGGTTCCTGAACTGGGTAGACAAGATTACGGCGATAGACGCCTCTGGCACCTCGCAATTCGACCGTGCCATGCAGGGCCTAGGCGAGACGCTCAAGGGCCTTGGCGGCATCGTCGGCGACCTGATCCTGAAGGGGTTCGATTGGCTCTCGCAGCCTGGGAACATCGACAAGATCAAGGTCTTCTTCATCGAGATCAAGAAGGCCGTCGATCTCCTATGGCCAGTACTGGACAAGGCGTTCACCGGACTACTCCGGTTCATGGACGGCGCCAACAACCTGCTCGCATTCCTAACCGACGAATGGGCGACCATCACACCGGGCACTCCCCTGGACACAATAGCGACCGGGTTGAGCGTGGCCAGAGGCGTTATCACAGAGTCGCTTAACGGACTCAAGGGGACGCTATCAACGATGTGGGACGGCGTGTCCGGCGCAGCCTCGTCTACCTGGAGCACAGTCTCAGCGACTGTCTCTGGAGCCATAGTCAACATTATCTCGACGCTCGTCAACGGCGGGTTCCAGATCATGGGTGAAATTGGCACTTGGCCCGGAAAGATCACCGCAGCGCTGGGCGACATGGGAAGCCTACTGATCGCAGCCGGTAAGGCGCTTATGAACGGCCTGCTCAACGGCATCAAGGCAGGGTTCCAGGCAGTCACCGACTTCGTTGGCACGATGGCAGGCACGATCGCGTCTCTAAAGGGACCTCTCCCATACGACCGAATTGTGCTGGCCCCCAACGGTGAAGCACTGATGCAAGGGCTGGGAGACGGGTTAGCGTCCGGATTCGAGAACGTACTGGCGATGGCCAAGGAGATGGCTCGACAGATCTCGCAGGCGATGTCCGATGGCACCGACCTGTCGGGGATGTTGGGCGGCAACAAGTTTCCTGATCTGACCAAGACACTCGACACCCTGGAGCAAGAACGCAAGTCGTTGAAGGTCCAGCTGGACAACACATCCGACAAGGGTATGAAGGACCAGCTCCGCGATCAGATGCGACAGCTGCAACTGGTGAAGGACCAGCTGTCTCTGGACAAGGACAAGCTGAAGAACGCCCAGAAGTACGGCGGCGAACTATCCAACCAGGTTGGGAAGCAAGACGATCTCGGTCAGAAGATCTGGGACGCAGGGGTCAACTTGGGCAAGGCAACCAAGGACCAACTGATGTCCGATCTGAACATCGGCGGAGGCGCAATCTCCAATCTCGGTAACGAGCTTATGGATTGGGGCCTGAACGCCGGAAAGAAGTTCATCTTCAACGTCAGCTCCATGGACGAAGCCCTTGCGGGACAGAAGAACATCGTCAACCGCGAGGCTTTGCAATTCGATCGGAGGTAATCCAAGTTTGAAAACGCTCGTTGAACTCGAAGGAGTCAACGGCGAGTGGTTCACCCTAGCCGGTCCCGGAGAAGGGGACCGGGGGGTGTACCTCGGTACGAAGGTGCAGGGTCTATACGACCCTCCCGTCAAGGTGGTGTACGAAGAGCCGGGCAACTACCCAGGCGCACGCTACCTGAATCACCGAATACTCCGACGCGACATGGTTTTCGGCGTCGAGATCCTGAACGACAGAGGCGACAACTCGTGGATGTCTCGCGACTCCGAGTGGCGCAAGGCGTGGGCTTACGACCGCGATTGCAAGCTGTACGTAACCACCGAGCGCTCTGGCCGTAGGTATCTCAAGCTCCGTCTTCTAGAAGCACCGGATGTCTCGCTAGACACCGACCCCGACCTAAACCCGATCAACCAAGTCGGCATGACTTGCGTATCGGGAGACCCGTTCTGGTATCAGGACGATGTTGTGTATCCCGTTGAAACGGAAACGGATACGACGTTCGACCCCGCACCCTTTGGCGGTGTATGGCCGTGGCAGAAGCTCCCACAGGAGAAGCTGTTCCTCACCGTAGACCCGGAAGACGGCAAAGGAGGGCTGAACCCCTGCGACGTCGAGATCTTCCTGAAGTGGACTGTGCCCGGCTCCGAAGAGATGGTCCCCGACCTACCGTGGCCATTCCCTCCTGGGATTCCGATCCCGTGGGAAAAGGCACCTTTCAGTCAGTTCATTATCCCGGACTACTCGTTCGAAGACCCGAAGTTGGCCGATCGCCGACTCAAGACACCCGGTCTCATCTACGGCGAAAACTGCATCATCGACACCGATCAGCGGGTCGAGCAGTTCAGCTCCGAGAGCGGATCGCAGGTATGGGCACGCACTAACGGCGTGCGGTTCAAGCACTACGTGCCGCCGTACACCAAGTCCAAGACATTCGAGATCGATGTATCCGGAGTCCGTGCAGGACAGTTGATCACGCTGCGCATCCCGCGTCCATGGTCTCGACCGTGGGGCCTTGAATGAGCGGGCTAGCCACTCTTGAGGCCCACCAGAACCTCTGGAACCTGGTACAGCAGCGCAGAGCCAAGCAGGAGAAGGAGAGGCTTCGGCCTCCCCTGATCCGGCTATGGGACGGAGACATCAACCTCCGGGGCCACGTCGCCGGAGAGCGGGCCGGCTCATTCGAGTTCATCGAAAATGACACCGGCACAGCCTTCCTGCAACTGCCCTTGGATCACTACCTCGCTAAGTGGGTGATGAACCACCGGGGCCGCGCCAAGCGCAACGTCCACGTGTCGTTCGACAAACAGGGTGCTCGCTGGTTCGGGTGTATGACCACCTACCGGGTGGTGAAAGAGGAGAGCGGAGACGCCTACCTCGAAATCAACTTCAAGCACGACTACGAGCAGGCCAAGCACATCCTCTGCTGGGCTAATCCGTTCCTGAGACCGGAACTGCAATTCCCCAAGCTGTGGATCATCTTCGGTCCGGCCAAGTGGTGCCTGCTAATGACGTTGTTCGTCAACCTATTACGACTCGAAACGAGTCTATGGACACTGCCGGACAACCCGCTAGATCCCTCCGAATGGTTCCCGCTATCGCTGAACATCAGCAACTGGCGAAACATCGTCAAGCCGTTCCCATTCCTCGGGGACAACTCCAACCTGACGGTCGTCTTCTCGCGGTTCAAGACGTTCCACGATGTCGCAAAGCGCGTCGTAGAGGACGCACAGCTGACGATCACGTGCCGGCGCTACCTGCACGGTGAAGATCCGCATCCGTTCGAAGACCTACGCGGAGAGCTGAACATCGATCCCCTAGAGGATCTGCTGTCGCTCATCCCACTTCGGCACGGCTGCCTGGTCTGGGATATCGATGACAAGTCCGAGTGGGGTACCGAGACCGCGTTCGGCGGATCTCTTCTGGTCGGCTTCATCCGGGCCATGGTCACGATCGCGTCTGACGGCACGACCGAAGGCGTGGACGTTTTCACCGGAGATCCCACCTACCCAGGTGAGTACGGAAACCCGTGGTTCATGGGTACGTCTCCAAAGGCTCCTTGGGTGGTGTTCCAAGAAGGTCCGTACACCGGCATCAAGTCGTCGGAGTTCGTCTACCACGAGGCCACAGACACGTCGTTTGTGACCGGTGGGCATTCGATGCCCGGCATTAACGAGGCGATCTCGGCTGCCGTGAACATCGGAGGGGACTTCCTCACCTCGTTCATCAACTCGCAGCTGGCGGCACTCGGCGCAATCGGTGGCGCAATCGACCTCCCCCCGTTGGGCGGTCTGATGGACGCGGTCGCGAAGCCGTTCTACGAGGACGTGTTCTTCGCGTTCATGGAGGTCCCTACCCTCCGCGCAGCTGGCATGTCTCTCCCGATCGCTGGGCTGGAAGACATCGTCACCGGCCTCGGGGACTTCCACTACTACGAGGGCTGGGCAGACGGCGTCGACAAGGCGTTCACGCTGTCGGCGGTTATGTCGGTCCGCGCCAAGATGTGGGCCACACGGCCTTACACGTCGCACCTGATCAAGGTCTCCGACGCATCTCCGTACTACATCGGAGAGAAGGGCTACGGCCACTTCTGGCTCGGGGATCGTGTTGGCACAACGGTTCTCGGCTACCCAGATCCAAACATGATCTTCGTAGAACGAGTCAACAAGATCAAGTACGCGTGGGACAAAGACGGCCCTAAGGGCTGGGAAATCGCTATCGGCTACCGGGAGCCACAAGACCCGCTTCTGAAGGTATTCGAGTCCATCCGCGACCTCAACGGCGCGATGGGACAGCTCGGAGTTCTGTAAACGAAAGGCACGCCATGTCCATTCCCTCACAGGGTGAAGCCAACCTCGGCAACCCGGAGGAGCACTTCCTCCCTTGGCTTCGCAACATGCCGATGATCGCTGGCATCGGAGCTGTCACCCATCCAGGGGTGTTGCGAGCTTGGTCAAAGCACTTGTGGGAGTGCGGCAACGTGAGCCGAGACTATCTGCTGTCGCTGGCTGATGAAGACGGAAACATCAACATCAGTCAGCTACCAGAGCAGCTCAAGAAGCTCCAGCGCCCGATACGCGGACCGTACGACACGTACAACAACGCAGCCCAGTGGGTCTCCACCGACAAGCCAGATCCGAAACCGTTTGTCGTGCAAGACACCCGGCATATGACGATCCAAGAACAGTACGCCGTCCGAGACATGTTGATCGAGACCGGCGTCGTTCAAGTCCCCGTACAGCAGCCCCCGCTCGCTGAAGAATTCAACGAAAGCAACTGACTATGAACGAATTAGAAGATACGCAACCCCTACAGCCGATACAGCTCGGGTGGGACGTTAACGGCGACGGTGAGATGTCCGAGCTTGAGTCCAAGGTTCCCGAGCCGGCGATCCTACGAGCCTGCCTGTTTGCAGTGGCCAACGTCGTTGGCTTGGTGGCAGGTTACGAGTATCTGAATCCCGAAGTTCTGGAACGGATTATCAACGCCTACGCCATAGTGGGCCCCCTGATCCTAGGCATCTGGATTCGTCGGCACGTTTCCCCTAAGAGCAAGTGAGCGCCGTACTGGAATGGGTCGCTGCACTCAGCGGCCCCTCCGGTGTGGTCATAGGCGCTGTGGGCAAAGGCTGGATGGACAAGCGCAAGTCACCAGCCGAGAAGACCAAGATCGACGTCGAGGCCGGATTCATCGGCGTAGAAGCAGCACAGATCATCGCCGCGACAGCCGTGAGTCTTATTGCGCCCGTTGAGGGAGAGATGAACAAGCTCGTCAAACGAGTGGAGGTCTTGGAGCGGGAGAACCTGGAGGCCAAGTCCAAGTTCCAGGTAGCGATTGACCACATCCGGTCTCTCTACCTGTGGATCGATCGGCATCTCCCGAACAAGACACCCCCCTCACTACCTACCGCACTGGAGGTGACTATTGACTTCCCCTAATCAGCCGCCCCCGTCAGGGGCGTTCGTCATCGGTGGCGGTGACCTGACCTACGGCCAGGACTACACCAAAGACATCATCGAGAGCATTTTCAAGCTGCCAGACATCATGGCAGGCAACGCCGTTAACCTATTGCGAGACCAGCTCCTGAAGCTGCCCCTGGAGGCTCTGAAGGTATTCGCCCCGCTGATCCCCGACTCGATCGAGAAGGACTTCACCTCGGTCGTCAACGCGGTGACGTCGATTCTGCGCGTATTGACCAACGTCCCAAGGTCTTTCAGTTTCGCCGAATGGCAAGCGTGGCTGGGCAGTACGTTCAACACGCTATCAACCGAGCTCCGTCAGATAATGGAGATCCTCGGCGGGTGGGTTGTTACGCCGATCAACGCAGCTATCCAGGCGATCAAAGATGCGTGGGCAGCCCTCACGGGCAAGACATCCCGCTTGGGCACAGACGGCAAGCTAGACGCGGCACACCTCGTCGGCCAGATAGCGAAGAACGCGGTAGAGGGCCTCGAAGAGCTGGCGTCCAACGTAGTCGACGGCTTTCAGGCGATCACCAATGGATGGTTCGGTGGCTCGTCCGCAACAGGCACCCCCGCCGAAGTCAAGACGACTATCGAGGCGATAAAGCAAGCCGTCATCAACGGATACACCGTGGACACCATCACGGCGTCGCAGTCCTACGACAAACCGTCTACGACCATCAGCGAACTAGTCATTATCGCGATCGGCGGCGGCAATCCGGGGTTTGGCGGGTCTAGTGGATCTACCACGGCGGGTGGTGCACCCGGTGCCGGTGGCGTTAACGGTGGGTTCTTAAAGGTGAACCTAGACCCCACCACGATCACGTGGCCGGTATCAGTCACGGTTGGCACGGCGGGTAACGACTCGTCGTTTGGTTCGTACGTAACCACCGTAGCCGGTGGTGGCGGTATCCAAAGTAAAAGCGAGTTTGCGTTCCTGGCCACGTCGTCTACACCCGGCAGTGGCGGGGCCGGTGGCACTGGGGGATACAAAAACGGCACATCAGCCAACTACGGAACTAGGGGCGCGACGGGTGCTGCATCTGCGGCTGCTAGTGGCGGGACCGGTGGGCTCGCGACCGTACTACCCGCAACGAATGGAACAGCGGGAGATTCGGTATCAGCTGGTACCGAAACCAAGTGCGGCGGTGGTGGAGGTGGCGGAGGTGGCGGAGGTAACCCGACCGGCACCCTAGCTCAGGCCAAAGGCGGAAACGGTGGCCCTGGCGGATACCCCGGTGGAGGCGGTGCTGGCGCAGGGGGTGGCGCTGGATTCAACACAGGTGGCGTTGGCGGCGGTGGCACGGGCGGTCCCGGTGCGACCGGGGTCCTATGGGTGTTCTGGAAGGCGTGACGATGCATACAGCTGAACTGATCTCAGAGTTCTTGCCGCAGTTCTGCCCGAAGACCAACCACTACCGATGTACAGACGGAACCACGACGTGGCACCTACTGATAACGGTTGCGTCCGCAGAATCTCTCGGCAACCTGCTTGGTGTCCCGGTGAACATGCTGCACCTTCCGAAGACGGTAGACGTCTTTCTCGCGGATGAGAATGCGACCGTGCTAGACGCCGACTTCGACCCGGCCAACGGCCTCACCCCGCTGTGTCGTATCAACGACTGCACATCGCATGAGCAAGCACTATCTCTAATGGGATACGAAACCCCTTAAAGCACAAAGAAACCCCCTATCTTGGCGCAATGCCTTGGTAGGGGGATTTTTTGCGTTCAAAGGCTACTTTCTCGCCATGTTCGCCTCAAGCTCCGGAGGGATGTTGATCTTGGATCGGGTGATACCGGCATTTGTCCGGGACCTCTTGCCCTCTACTCCGGTGATGCTCATCGCGAACGTAATGCCCGACTTCGACAACAGCTCTCGTTTACCCACAACGTCAGCAGCTTCCCACGCTTCTCGGTAGGTGCCCCCAGTCGACCGGTACTCCCAATGAGATTCACGGCTTGGTGACGACTCCAACTCTGCAATGCGAGCGTCCAACGTGCTGAGTTGTTTCTGTAGCCGTTGTTTGGCTGTCGCCGACACAGCCCTACCGGCAGCCGAGGTTAGTTCGTCAAACGCAGTGACAGCCTCTCGGAGTTCAGTTTCACGAGAGTCTCCGGAGACCCACACTCGCTCTTGCACCTCCCAATTGCCGGCGTGCTCTAAGAAGGTCTGAGCGGTCATTTCCTCCACATCACCCGCTGGAATATGTACGGTGCACTTGTTGACGTCACAGCGGTAATACCGGTACTCATTGCCCCTGGCGTTGTACCGGGTATGGAATAGCGTTTCGCCACACTCGAAGCACTTGACCAGTCCTGCCAACGGAGACGCCTCTGGACGCCTGTTGTTTCGGCGTGCGTTTTGAATCCCGTCCAGGGACGCCTGCAACAACTCCCACCTATCAGAATCTATCAACGACTCCGAGTATCGCAACGGAGATCCGTCATCATCTCGGACGGTTGTGTTGTTGTGATGTACGTAGCCGCGTAGCGCATTGTTCCGCAGCATGTTCCGCATCGCGGTTTGTTTCCACTTACCTGTCGGAGCCTCGCCGGTAGACCACCTCAATTTGGGCTCACCGGATTTGACGGTCTCGTGATACGCAGCGGGCGGCCTGTATCCCTCGTCGTTCAGTTCCCGAACGATGTGCCCCATCGGCCTGCCGTCGATCATGTCGTTGACGATTCGGTCTATTACTTTGGACGCTTGCTTGTCTACCGACAGTGCCCATCCGGTTCCGCTGGGATGCGGGACCTTCACGTATCCGTACGGGGGTTTGCCGCCTGCCCATCGCGCAGACTCTCGTAGCTTCTGACGGGACGCTAGCTGGCGCTCTCGGATCGCTTCCAACTCACCTTCAGCCACGCCGGCAATGACGTTGGCAATCATCCGACCGACCCACGTAGACAGATCGAAATTCTCGGTGACGGAGATGATGACCTTCTCGTGCTCGAAGCACCAGTGCATCATCCTGTTGAGGTAGATAGATCCGGTGGCGAGACGATCCAGCTTCCAGGTGGCAACTATGTCCCACTCCGGCGCCCGGTCGTTCAACCACTTACCTAGTTCGGGAGTGTCGAACGGATCTACCGATCGAGACACGTCTAGGTCTTCTGCCCATCCGACGATGGTGTGATCGTGGGCCTGCGCCCACTGCTCGACTATCTCCTTCTGGCGCTCGATAGAGGTCGATTCATCGGTTGACCTCGATAGACGTAGTCTCCCCAGTACACGCATAATGGAAGGATACCGTGTT